CACCTGCAGTGGGTGAAGTACAAATGGTAAATGGTAAGAAGGCTCCTGCACAGCCCGACTTTCCAGAAATTTAAGGGTTAAAGTTGTAGTTAATAAGTACCAGGCTGGTCTTGCAGGACCATTAACCTATAGGAGATTTTATGGCAATCAAAAAGCCCGTTGCAACCAAAGCTAAACCTGCTGCAAAAAAAGCAGCACCCAAGAAAGTTCTGGCAAAGAAGCCAGTGGCAAAGAAAGCAAAACCTGTGCAAGTTGTAGAAGATCAGTTTGAGTTCAAGCCTGCCAGCAGTTTTCTCAGCATGCATGCTGGCATGGATCCCGAAGCACAGGCAGCAATGATTGCCGAACAGACACGTCGTGCTTTTGAAGTTGAAGCCTATGTGCAGTATAACGTAGCGCAGACTCAAGTTGTTCGTAGTATTGTAGAAGAGAACGTCACTGACGCCATGCAGAGCTGGGCAATTAATGCCGGTGGTAATCGAGAAATGATCATGCGCACCACAGATGACGTTTATCGTAATCGCTTGATGACGTTGAATTTGCTCCGACCTGAAACTGCTGAGCACGCCACATTTCAAGAAAGCATGATCAACAAAACCAAATTGGAATACCTCAATCATCGCAATACAATGAATCGTCGCATGGGTGAAATCGCATTTGAAATGGCCAACGCTATCAAAGCAATTGGTGCTGCATCGGAAAAGTTTTACGCTGCCAATGAAGAAATGGCTGCATTTATTTCTGACGTAGCTGATGAAAATGCCGAATGGTTTGACGGTGAATTGGTCAAATTGATGCGTGATGCCACCAACATCACCAATGATCAGCGCATTCAGCAGGCCATGGAAGTCAGTCAACTCCTGGCCAAAGACGCACAGGTCAGTCGTGCTCGTATCAAAGAAGTGTCAGAGTTTGCACAGGGACTAGGCGACAGTCTACAAGAACTGCAGGAAAACGGCAATGACCTACGTGAGGAAGTCATTGGCTTGCGCGAGAGCATTGACGCTAACCAACGTAGAATTGCTGACAGTATTGTTGGTAAGAAACGTTAAATAACAGTGTGCCAACTGTGCAGTTTAGAGTAGATGTCCATAAGGGATTCTCAGGTAGGACTAGAAATAGCCTGCGTAAAACAAGAATTCTCAATAGGCTTCGCGGTATGAAACGTTTGCACCCCACCTTGAACTTTGAAGTCAAGCGTGGGGTTGATTTTATTACTGTACACTTTGTTCACGACGCAGATCAAACAATGTTCGCATTGTTATGGCCAGCTGGTCATCCAGGTTGGGAGACAATAGACAATGATATTTCCTGATTTACCTAGACAACATAATTTTTTTAAAATTCAACCGAGCCAGGTAGTATCTGCAACGGAAATTCAAATATCCACAAAACCCATTGTCAGGCAGTGGGATGAAACAAACCCATTGATTCGTCGCAGGTCCGGGTCTGTGAGATTTCAAGATGATCCCGTGGGATATTTCAAATTTTTTAGTATTTGTCTAGGGCTAATAGTCTGGGCATGGTATTGGCATCAATTTATATAATTAAACAAAAGGAGATAGTATGAAAAATTTTATAGCATTTTCGGCGTTTGTGGTATGTTGTGCTGGCGTAGTGCCACTGGCTTTAGCCGAAGCCGAAACCAAAAAAGTCTGCACCAAACAAACGGATCCCAAAACCAAGAAAGAAAAAGAAGTATGCAAGACAATCAAGATACATAAGAAACTAGAAGGAACTAAAATCCCTGACGGTAAGAAGTAATTTACCTTTCGCACTGCAGGAGCCCTTCGGGGCTCTTGCCACTTTAAATCTATGGACCACTATACAACACTAGGCGTACAACGCACAGCATCACAAGACGAAATCAAACAGGCCTATCGCAGATTGGCCGCAAAGCATCACCCTGATCGTGGCGGTGACACAGCTACATTTCAAAAGATACAGCAGGCCTATGATACCCTGGGCAATGATCAACAGCGAGCTGCTTATGATCAACCACAGTCACCATTCCAAGGCTTCCAAGGTGGTGGACATTTCAACTTTGATGAAATCTTCAACATGTTTGGTGCACGATTCCATGCGGGTGGACATCAACAGCAGCATCGGCAAGTGCGCATGAGTCTTTGGATTACCCTGCGTGATGTGGCAGTGGGCGGATCAAGACCTGTGGCAGTGAGCACTCAGCAAGGATCGACTACAATTGAAATCCAAATTCCCTCGGGCATTGAAGATGGTGATTCAGTACAGTATCCCAATTTGGCTCCAGGAGGCGGTGATCTTATTGTGACCTTCCGTATCCAACCCGACGACCGTTGGCAGCGCAATGGCAACACTGTTCTGCGTGAAGAACCCATATCCATTTGGACATTGATCTCTGGTGGCTCGTTAACCATCACAACTCTTGCCGATGAGCGTATCACTGTGGCTATTCCCAGCAATACACAACCCGGAACCATGCTGCGTGTACGCGGCAAAGGTCTGCCAAATCGGCAAGGGCAGCTGGGAGATCTAATAATAAAAGCACAGGCACAGATTCCTGCAAACATTTCTCCCCAACTGATGTCAGCGATTCGGCAAGAAACGGGCAGCTAATAGTTGCAGTTAAATGGCAACCATGTTATACTTAAATACCAAAACAAATAGTGGTTCCAATACTCAACGGGATATAACATGCAAAACAATCCAGAAATCGAACAAATAGTTGATGCTGCTGTACGCATCGCACGTGACAAGAAAAACGCTTACATCACAGTAGAGCATGTGCTGTTGGCCATGGTGCGACATGCACCGTTTCGAAAAACTCTGGAAAAATTTGGCACCAATGTTGCGCTGCTGGAAGGCGATGTTGATGCTTACATTTCTGCACAGAGCAATCATTCAAAAGATCCCACAGATCAGCCCAAGAAGACCAATGCCTTGGAGCGATTGTTCAATCGTGCGCTGACTCAGGTGATGTTTACCGGCCGCCGACAAGTAGTGACATTGGATCTCTATCTGTCAATGATGACTGAAACCAACAGTCATGCACAGTATTTTTTACTCAAACACGGCGTTACTAAAATTGAGTTTGCCACGTTCTGGCAGAAACATTATGTTCAAAGTGATGTCAAAATTACAGACGAACAAGCCGATGAAATACTCAGCGAGTACTGCACCAATCTCACTGCACAGGCACAGAAGTCTCAGTTGGAGCCGTTGATTGGGCGTGAAACTGAACTGCAGGAAATGATCACTATTCTAGCCAAACGCTTCAAGGCCAATGTGTTGATGGTGGGCGATCCCGGCGTGGGCAAGACTTGTATTGTAGAAGGTCTGGCACAGGAGATTGCTGCCGGGCGTGTGCCGGAATTCCTCAAAGGACACGAAGTCTGGAGCCTGGAAGTTGGCACACTGTTGGCAGGATCCAAGTACCGTGGTGAGTTTGAAGAAAAGTTCAAGATGGTGATCACTGCACTAGAAGCCAAGAAGAAATGCGTGTTGTTTATTGACGAAGCACACACCATCAAAGGTGCCGGTGCATCAGGATCAAACACCCTGGACATGGCCAATATGATCAAGCCTGCTATCACCAAGGGGCATTTGAAAGTTGTGGCGTCTACAACTTGGGAAGAATACTACGAAAGTTTTGAAAAGGATCGTGCGCTGATGCGTAGGTTCTATCGCATTACTATTGACGAGCCCAACACCGAAACCACAGAAAAGATTCTTATTGGCTTGAGTCCTAGATTAGAAACATTCCACAATGTGGAGATAACCACCGAAGCCATTACATCTGCTGTGGAATTGGCCGAACGTTACATACACGACAAAAAGAATCCTGACAAATCAATTGATGTAATTGATGCTGCCTGTGCTAGGGAACGTATCAAAGACATTGGTAATGTTGTACTCACACGCGATCTCATACAAGCACAGGTGGCCAAGATGACTGGTGTGCCCGTGGATCGTCTGCGCAACGAACAGAGCCTGAATGTAGTGAATCTTGAACCCAACATCAAATCTGCGCTGTACGGTCAGGATGAGGTGGTTGATCAGGTCTTGGAGCGAGTGTACATCAACTTTGCTGGCATTGCCAAAGCAGGTCGCCCCATGGCATCGTTTTTGTTTGTTGGCCCCACTGGCACAGGCAAAACTGAAATGGCCAAACTGTTGAGCAGTAACTTAGACATGAAACTGCTGCGCTATGACATGAGTGAATATCAAGAAAAGCACACAGTATCCAGTTTGATTGGTGCTCCTCCGGGTTACGTGGGCTTTGAAGATGGCAACGTGGGCGGCGGTAAGTTGATCTCGGATCTCACCAAGAATCCTTTTGCTGTGATCTTGTTTGATGAAATTGAAAAAGCACACCCTGATGTCACCAACATTTTGTTGCAGTTGTTGGACGAAGGACGCATCACCAGTTCCAATGGCAAGACTGTGGACTGTAAAAATACCATTGTGATTATGACATCTAACCTGGGATCACGCGACAACGAAAACAACAACATTGGCTTTGGCAACATGGAAAAAACCGGCGAAGAAGATCGTGCCATGCGTGAGTTCTTCAAACCTGAACTACGCAATCGTATTGATCAAATCTGCAAATTCAATCGTTTGGACCAATTGGCCATCAAGAAGATTGTTGTGAAGTTTATTGATGAACTGCGTGGCACATTGACAGAAAAGAATATTCGTATCAATCTCACAGAAGCTGCTGTGGAATATTTGGCTGACAAGGGCTATGACTCCAAGATGGGTGCAAGACCCCTGGGACGTAAGATTGATGAACTGATTCGTGTGCCGTTGTCCAAGCGTATGTTGTTTGATCGACTCACTGATTGCACAGTAAATGTAGACGTCGTTGATGATGCCGTAGATTTTAATATTGTGCCTACAGTAACCCCCACAGTCAACAGTGAAGGATATATAGTTGTCGACAATATTACAATTTAAAACACGCAACCGGGATCGGTTATTCTTTGATCAGTTCCAGTATGCGCTGAGATGTGAAATACCACATATCACAGCCATACGGAATTACACCGGAGACTTTGCTACAGACAGCGTACATACACATCGCATGTTGGAGATGATGAAACGTTGGCACAGTCATGTCCATGTCGTTGACTATGAATATGGCACAAAAAATCGGCACATGACTCCCAAAGAACGTGACAATGTTCTTGATTTCCTGTCACGGTTATGTGCTGCACCTGAATTAATACGTACTTCAGTGAGTGGCGGCGTGGCATATATCTACGGCAACAATCTTGACTTCTTAACCGGCCTCACAGACAGCGATTACATTCACAGCCCTGAAATCACCGAAGTTTATCTTGATCGTCCCAGAGACACTGTGATGCTTAAGAAAAGCAACTATCAATACCGCACGTATTTCAGGGACTGCAATATCACCGCGGAGAATCGTCAGTATTTGCATAACTGGATCCGCAATCAGCAAGATATACGAGTGAGCCCAGGGCTACAAGAATGGCTCACAAACAATTGGCGTAATCTATACTCCAATTACTTTTTTGATCACAATGACATACGTTTGACACAGATGCTGGGGCTGATTTTGCCCCGGGCGTTAAAAGCAACAAAAACTATTGTGATTGCCGCTAAATAATACACTATGGCTAAAATACACGAAGAAATTATTGTTATCAAACTCTCAAAACTTGTGCGCAACGATCAAGGTGCAAGCACCCTAGCAAGTGAAGAGACTGTACAGGCACTGGAAGCAGTGGTACAGGAACTTGTGGGCAGTGATATTATTGTAGAAATTGAACGAGCATGACTCAGACAGTAACGCAAGAAGTTTTAATTCCGCGAACTGTTAACGGAGAACCATCGGGCAATTACGATGGCTCCAGTCTTGACTGGCAGTCAAATCCAGTCAAAGCAGGGAATTATTATCGTGCATCATCATTACAGTCAGTTGTTGTCAACGTAGAAGATTTTGTGGGACTACTCACAATCCAAGGAACTCAAATGCAGGATGTTACTAGCTCAGTAAGTGCAAGATACATCCCACCGGGAACTGAAGTTTGGGTTAATTTGGACACTTACGGTGATCAAGGTGATTCTGTTCCGATCACTGACTATCGCTATATTTCTGTTCTTGGTAATTTTACTTGGATACGCATTCAGGTGACAGGGTTTACTCAAGGTATTATAAACCAAGTTCAATTATTCTATTAAACAATGGCCACAACACAATTCAGTTGTGAAATTTCAAATTCGGATCCCACAGTTCCGCTGGTGTTAAAAATTTATATTGACGGTGCCAACGTTTTAACCCTAGCACCAGTACCTGCTGAATATTATTTTGAATCAACCTTTGAAGACAGTGAACTAACTCAAGCTCATACAATTGAGCTTGAGTTGCTGGGTAAATCACCTGAGCATACTGTTGTTGATGATCAGGGAAATATTGTAAAAGATGCCGTGATCACTATACGCAACAAAAAACTTGAAACCATACTCATTGATACTGTGTTTGATCAAAGCACACAATACTGGCATGATTTCAATGGTAGCAGCGAAACAATACGCGATGAATTCTTTGGAGTAATGGGCTGCAACGGTCGAACTCGTTTTGAATTTACCACTCCCGTTTACGTTTGGATGCTAGAGAATCTATAACATAAATATAGAATCATGCGCACAATTGTCATTTATCCCGGTCGTTTTCACCCCTTTCATCGTGGGCACTTTAGTGTCTACAAAGATCTAACAAAGAAGTACGGTGCAGAAAATGTGTTTGTTGCTACATCAGACAAACAAGCACCGGTGACATCACCATTCTCTTTTGCTGACAAGCAGAACATGATGGCCAAACTAGGCGTGCCCACTGACCACGTGGTCAAAGTAAAGAATCCCTATCAAGCTCAGGAAATCACACAACATTTTGATGCCAACGACACTGTGTTGATATTTGCCCTGGGGCAGAAAGACGTTGAACGTATCAGCTTCAATCCCAAGAAGGATGGGTCGCCCAGTTACATGCAGCCCATGCCTGAGAATCCCAAGAAAATGAAACCCTTGAGTCAGCATGCCTATGTTGTGTTGGCTCCTACAATAACATTCCAAGTGCAGGGTGCTGATGCCAGTTCAGCCACACAGATACGCAATAGTTATATCAAGGGCAATGATGAATCACGCATGGGCATCATTCAAGATCTCTATGGTGAGGTCAACAAAAATCTCAAAGATATGTTTGATCAACGATTACTACCTGTGGAAAAGATGCAGGAGTTTGTGTATGAAATGCGTCAGCGTCCCACAGCCAAAGGTGTAGCACTGCTGGAACGTGTGATGCGCATGGAACGTGCGGCATTGGATGAATTTGATGTACAACAAGATGAATACGATGAGTCTGCTGATTACATCGAAGAAAAGTGGAGCAAGAAATACAAAAGCTCAATCAACTGCAACAATCCAAAAGGATTCAGCCAACGTGCGCATTGCCAGGGACGAAAGAAAAAATAATGCGACTGGGCGAGATTGCAATTGAAGAAAGCTCGGGCTACAGTCTTGAAGGCAGTTTTACTCCTGATTTAGTATTCAGCAAGTTGTGGCTCATGCGTGAACTTGGTGAGATACAGCGTGACATTCCAGTGATGTACGTCCTGGGTTCGTGGTATGGTAATCTTGCGCTGATGATCAACAGATATCAAATACCCGTTGTTGATCGCATTGTCAATGTTGAACCCAACAAAAAATTCCTCAGCAGTAGCCAAGATCTTTTAACGCAGGCCGGTGCAGATAATGTTGAATACATGGCCAAAGATGCCAATGCGTTAGATTATCGTCAACTGGGCGATCAAGGTGTTGTAGTCAACACCAGTCTCACTGACATGCCGGGACGCAAGTGGTTTGATCGTATTCCCCCTGGCACATTGGTTGTGTTACAAGCACGTGATCATGATCCTGGTGAACAGTTTGACTCTCCTGAATCCATACAACAACGTTTCCCCTTGGAGCAAGTCTTGTACTCCGGCAGTTTAGATCTTGAAGATCCTGAAACTCCCTACACTAGATTTATGGTCATTGGCACCAAATAGTCTAGAAAAAAATATCCATCTGTAGTATACTCTGTAAATACCAGACACTTTTAAGAGGAACTTATGGCTGAACAACAAATCCAAGTCAACGTAGATTATCTGCGTACAACTCGCGTACATATTTGCATGCCCTGCTACGGCGGACAGCTCACTGAGGCTTGCTTTATGAGTTATATCAAGTGGTCAAATACATGCCGTCAGTTGGGCATTGATTGGACCGTAGAAACAATGACCAATGAAAGCCTCATTAGTCGTGCTAGAAATACCCTGGTGGCAAAGTTTCTTGCAAATCCTGAATCAACTCACCTGATGTTTATTGATGCTGACATTGGCTGGGAACCTTGGCACTTGCTGGCACTGTTAAATCACGATGTTGATGTGATTGGCGGTCTCTACCCCATGAAAACTATTCCAGTGAAATGGTGCGTGAATGGCATCCCAGGTGCACCAGACACCGATCCAAACGGCCTGCTGGAAGTAACAAAAACTGGCACAGGCTTTTTCCTGGTCAAACGCCACGTATTTGAAAAACTCAAAACGCATCCTGCTGTGAAACCATTTGCCAATGACATTGGCTTGGACAAGTCCTTGGATGAAAACATGAAAACTTATTTTGACACAGCAGTGCGTGAGAATCGCTACTATAGCGAAGACTGGACTTTCTGTGAAAACTGGCGTGACATTGGCGGTAAAGTCTTTGTTGACAAGCGAGTGTTGCTCAAGCACGTAGGTACCTATGTATTTGATTTTGCCACACAAGATCAACTCTACAAAGACCTGCAAGCTCTGGCACAACAAAATGGTGCTGTTGCCCCTGTGGATACCACAGCAACTGTCAGTGCAGTGGGCGGTGATGCTGCAGTGGGAGAAATGATCCCGGCTACTGTAACCGAAGTTGAAACTCCCCCACCACCAAAAACTCGTGTTTTAGGCAGCAAAAAAGGTCGTGCAGCAAAAGACACCGCAGTTGATGTCGTTGTCGAGGAAACACCTGCAGCAGTTTAAGCAATAAATAAGTTCATGAACATTGATGAACTTGACAACTTTAACCTTGATGATGCAATAAGATTCCACAACCAGCTAAACCCTGGTTTGTGGGACCAAAAAGAGCATTTACGACCCGAAGTGCGCGAAGCATTGTTGCGTATTGCTGATGACTTTCGCGAGTTCCTGGGCGTACAAGATCTTCAAGTCAAAGACATTACTATAAGTGGCAGCAACGCCGCTTACACCTATACCCCCCACAGCGACATTGATCTACATCTGGTAGTTGACATACCCGAGTTGTATGATCCGGTGTATCGTGAACTGTTCAATGCCAAGAAGTATGAATACAATGACCGTCACAACATACGTGTTCGTGATGCTGATGTAGAGTTGTATGTGCAGCCCAGTGATGACACACATCACAGTCAGGGCATTTATTCAATCAAAGACAATAAATGGATTCAGGTACCACGACGTCGTAAAGCCACAGTGGATGACCTTGCAGTGCGCCACAAGTACGAAGACCTAGTGGCACGTATTGATCAAGCCATCAAAGACAGCAACAATGAATCTGCTGCTGCGTTGATGAAAAAAATACGCAACATGCGTCAGACTGGACTAGATCAACACGGCGAGTTTGGTGCAGAAAATCTTGCGTTCAAGATGTTGCGCTCACAAGGGTATATTAAAAAGTTATCTGATGCAGTGGCAGCAGCCAAGGATCGTGAGCTAAGTCTTAAAGAACGTAAGAAACCCAAAAAGAAAAAACGCTATGGATATGGTGGCTATTGGTATCCTGGCTTCAGTTGGGGCGACAGCAGCGGATCGTCTGAAGGCGGTGACGGTGGTGGCGGCGGCGAGTCTGTGCGTGAAGATGCCGGCAGTACCTGGGATGGAGTAAGTCCCACCACTTGCATGTTTACCAACGAAGCTGACAGTGAAGACAGTCGTCGTGACATCATAAAGAAGTTTGCCGGACTGTGCGCACAACATTTAAAACTTAAAAAAATTCCTCGTATCATATTGAAAAAGACTCCGCAGTGGAGTGAGGAAACTGGAAGCTTTGGCCAATACCAGCCAGATGAACATACACTGATCTTGAGTTTGCCAGGACGTCACATACTTGACGTGCTGCGCACCATGGCACATGAACTAACTCATGCACAACAAGAAGAACGTGTGGGACTGCCAGTGGGTGCAGGCGACACTGGATCACCCTGGGAAAACGAAGCCAATGCTCGTGCTGGTATTCTCATGCGTCACTTTGCTGAACGTCATCCCGAATACTTCAGCAATGTCAGCATAGCCGAAGCCAGTGGTTATATTCCTACTCGAGCACAAGCCCGAGATCCTAGATTCAGCATGGCTCTGACTGCGGACATCCAACCTGGTGAACTGGGTCGTCAGGCCAACAAGCTGGGATTACAAACAGACTCACAAGGGCGTCCAGCACTCCTAATGAAGAGTCTGGCTCGTCAGTTGCGTGAATACAAAGAAACACCGCGTAAAAAGAGCCTGGTGATATTTGACATTGATGATACCTTGTTACATACCACTGCCAAAATCAGAGTTGTGAGTCGTGGACGTGTGGTGCGTGAACTCACCAATCAACAGTTCAATCATTATAAACTGCAGCCCGATGAAGAGTTTGACTTTGGCGAATTTAGAAATGCTGAGAAGTTCAATCGCGAAAGCGAGCCCATCAAGCCCATGGTTCGCAAACTAAAAACTATATTGATCAACTCGCCTGACAGCGATGTGATCATGCTCACAGCACGAGCAGATTTTGATGACAAAGAATTATTTTTAAAAACATTCCGTGATCTTGGCATAGACATGAGTCGTGTGCATGTACATCGTGCTGGTAACTTGCCTGGTGATGCCATCCCTGCAGAAAAGAAAGCAGTATGGGTTCGCAAATATCTCAACACTGATCGTTATGACCATGTGAGACTGTATGATGACTCTGTGACCAACCTCACTGTGTTCAAAGATCTACGTCAGGAATATCCTGGCGTGGACTTCCGTGCAATCTATGTTGGCCCTGAAGGCACAACCAAGCCCATAGAAGAAGATGAAGAATCTTATGAAATTGACGATGGCAATGATCCACCAGGACCAGAGTCACCGCCCCAGTTCCCCTCGGGTACTGTCAAGGTAGATGTGTCAGATGTGTATGATTGGTACAAACTAGGCCAAGGCATATCTGACATTGATGACATGAACAAGAAAGATTTTGGCCAAGGACCACCCAGCACTGTGTTGGCGTTTGGTTCTGAAGATCTGGAACATCAATACATCAAAGCCTTGAAATCTCTGGGATTGCCTGTGCATGATCTTGATGAACCCGGCGAAGAAGACCTTGATGAATCTGCTGGCGTTGACTTGTTTGAAATCAACATGAGCCCCAGCAATCTTCGGAAGATGGCTGCCAAGACTGGCGCCATAGCCGGCATGGAATTTGAAATGTATGTGCCCGGTGCTGCCGAAGCCGACGAAGATGAATATGGATCTGAGCCAGACTATGAAATGGACGAAAGTTTTCCAACTGGTCGTGGATATCAAAGCGAGGTCATAGATTTCTTTAGAGGTGGCGATAATGGCAGTCCTAGAAGCACAATTCAACGTGCGCTTGATGTCTTAAGTGAAGATTACTGGTCATGGAAAGACGAAAACTTTGAGGAATGGTTAAATGACAATGATACATTGCTAGACTACTATCTCAGAGAAGAACTTCCTCAGGAAGATGATGAAAGCGACGACCAATACACAGAACGATTGGGCAGCGACGATGAAGAAGTTCGGCAGGCACAAGATCGGGCCATGGATCGGGTGCGTGAAGAACACCAAAACGAAGATCAATTTGAAGAATTTTTACAAGACGCCGACATCAGATCCATGGCCGACTTTGGTAGCAATTACGACGTAGAATGGCCTTATTATAACTACCCTGAAAGCAGAGGTGGTAGTATAGACATCGACGATGTCGCCAGCGACTTTCAATCAGCTATTGGTCGCAGAGTGACCACAGGCGGATATCACAGTGGTGCCAGCTCACAAACCAACAACTATCGTGTAGAAACAGACAGCAGTCTTAGCGATCCTGCCAATCCCGAAGACGGTGGCTTGGAGTTTATCAGTCCTCCACTGCCCTTGGATGAAATGTTGTCAGATCTAGACAAGGTAGTTAAATGGGCGCAGCGCAACGACTGTTACACCAACGATACCACCGGCTTGCACATGAATGTCAGTGTTCCTGGCTTTGAACTCAGCAAACTTGACTATGTTAAGTTGGCTATATTCCTGGGCGATGAATATGTGTTGGATCAGTTTGGTCGTGCTGGTAATACCTACTGCGCCAGTGCCATGGAAAACATTAGAAAGATTGCTCGAACCAATCCTGACAAAGTCAAAACTATGTTGCAACAGATGCAGGGTAATCTCAGTGCCATGGCATCAAAGATTGTACACACCGGCACCACAAACAAATATACCAGTATCAACACCAAAGATGGTTACATTGAGTTTCGCAGTCCCGGCGGTGATTGGCTAGACGAATATGCCAACAACGAAGATAAAATCAACAATACCTTGCTGCGTTTTACAGTGGCATTGGACATTGCCATGAAGCCTGAGTTGTACAGACAAGAGTACATGAAGAAGTTGTACAAGACTCTGTCCCAGGGCGAGAGCGATGACACTATTCAATTCTTTGCACGTTATGCTGCTGGTGACTTGCCACAGTCAGCCCTGAAGAGTTTTGTCAAGCAAGCGCAAATACAGCGTAAAGCTAAAAAACTACTTCCTGGCGCAATCAAAGGGCAACAATTAATTAGATGGCAGGCCACTTCAGGAGCAGCTACCGGTACTGTTGTGGCACGTACCGAAGAGGAAGCTAGAAAGAAAGCTGCTGTCAATATTGGTATTCCTTTCACTGATCGTGCCATAGACACCATGAACATACAGCCCTTGGATCTTTATACCGGACCTGTTAATCAATACAATATCATCAGAGACGATAGTGGGTTTGACCTTGGCGCTTTTGAAGGTATTGATGAACGCGATGCTATCACAAACTTCCGAGTGCAAAAACCACAGTGGAGCAACACTGATGTAACTGCTCGATTAGTAACATCAACTCCAACTCCTCCAGATTATCCAGCAGCGACGAGCAATACCCCAGGTTCGTGGACCATTATGAATCAATCAACTCGTAATATGTTACAAGGTGTTGGTGGCACATTCATTTATGCCTCTCGTGCTGCACGGGAGATAGCCCAAGATAACAATATTCGTCATGCAGAGATCCGTATCATAAACACCGACAATGGTCAGGTCTTTGACATTGACGGAAATCCTGCTAGATACGGCACAGAATCAAATACTCGCGGTGGTGGATTTGCCCGAGCACCACACACCAGCATATATCAAGTGGTTGATAATAGAGACGGGCAAATAATATTACGCGGCGCAACACGAACTTTTGCATACACGGTTGAAATGACCAACATATACATTGGTACTCCTAGATATAACCTTACCCCTGAAGATATTAGAATTGTTGATCTTAATACCAACACTGCCTATAAAATAGATGGTTCACCTGCTAATGCATCTGCACCAGCAGCACAAACAGAACAACTTTATAATGTTAGATGGACAGATGAAAATGGCGAGCACGACGTAAATCGTAGAGCCCCAAATGCCAATGCTGCCATGGAAGATGTTCGTAACAGTTTAGAAAGCGGTGGATTTAGAGTGGCCTCTATAGAAGCCAATCCCATAGGACAGACACAAGGTCAAGCACAAGGATCGGACAGTTTACCATCAGGGCAGGCTCGTTGGTTGATACTGGATCGCAATGATCGTGAAGTTTATTCGTTTGTAGGTAGTACAGCACAACGTGACGCCAATGATATTGCCAGGAACTGGCTAACTGCCAATGCTCAAGATGGACAAGGGCCTTTTACTGTGGTGCCGGTGTCAAGATGAGAGCTGCAGAATTCATCACCGAAGCCAATAGAAGTGGGCTACCAAGACTGTCAGTGCAGGATCAAATTCGTGCTGCTGTGAAAAAAGATGGTGGCCGTGCTGACGAATACTTTGTGAGATTTACCGGTGTTGACCGTGTAGGCTTCAGTGCTCGTCAAGTGTTTGGTCGTACTCCTGATGCCGACGATCCCAAGTTTGATCCTGATTATATTGGTGCCGGCAAAGGTCGTCCAGCACTGTGGTTCTATCCTTTAAACACTTATCTCAAATCCCGCGATATTTTTGCCAGCGAACATCCTTACATATGGTTAGTGCGTATTCGTCCTGATGCTTGGTTACAACCTATTCGCAACAATACTCGAGGTATACAAGCAGCACCTCAAGGCAAGCATCGTGTGGGCATGATGCGGTTGACTGGCGGTTTTCCTGCTGCAATTTTCTTTGAACCGGCATTTGATGTTGTGGGACGCTTTTACGACTATGCCAAAATGCATCAAAGACACGGTGAAGTGCAAGGCGCTCCCAAAACATCCACCTCTAAAAATCTGTTAAATAAGTTCAAAGGATTGTTTAAATGAGAGCCGTTGAATTTATCGCTGAAATAGATCGTCGGGGGTTCCTAGGAGCCTTGGGTGCCGGTGCCATGGCTGCTGCTGGAGTTCCTGCACAAGCAAAATCCAAGAAGCCCGAGCCAATGGCCTTCTTGAGTTCAAACATGGATGCCGAAGAAATGCTGCACAAGACTGCGCTTCGTGCTGGCATTCGTGGCACAGAACTAGCACAGTTTCTAGCACAGTGTTATCATGAATCAGCAGGCTTTGGTCGTATGCATGAATATGCCACGGGAAAAGAATACGAAGGACGTCAAGACTTAGGTAACATATACAAGGGCGACGGTGTTAGATACAAAGGGCGCGGCTTTATACAGATCACTGGCAGAGACAACTATCGTCGTGCTGGGCAGGCCTTGGGATTGCCACTAGAAGATAAGCCTGAGTTAGCCAGCAGACCCGACATTGCTGCAAAGATCGCTGTATGGTACTGGGCAAATCGTGTCAGACCCAATGTTGCTAACTTCAATGACACTCGTGCTGTCACACAACGTATTAATCCCAAGTTACTTGGTTTGGCAGACAGACACGAAAACTTTAAAGATTACAAGAATATGTTTATTGCCACAAGGACCGGAACGTGAGAGCTCAAGACTTTATCACAGAAGCACCACGTGACGTATTCCACTTTGTGGGACAGAGTCATAACGTCCCACGTCCCACAGGTAGTTACTATAAATGGCGTGTGAGTCTCAGCAACGGACAATACTATCATGTCCGAGCTGGTGCCAATACTGACTTAGAAAAATTCAAGAAATACTTTCAACGTAAATGGGGCGCAGAAATGCCTGACGTTGAAGTTGTCAAGGCCGAACGTCTGGAAAGACTCAGTGAAGAAGATTCTCAAAAAGAATGTCCGCCAGCCACGCAAGATATCACCATCAATCTTGAGAATAGACAAAAAGCCATTGATGAGTACGGATACGGTCCACTGAACCCAGACTTGCCCAATCGTAAGTTCTGGATGGCCAAAGTTGACGAGTGGAACCTGGACTCTGCAGAAGAAGCAAAACAAAGCCTGTGCGGTAACTGTGCAGCATTTGATCAACGTCAAGCAACCTTGGACTGTATTGCTCAAGGCATAGACAGTGACAATCCCGAAGACGCCGAAGGCGTTATTGACGCCGGCGAGTTAGGATATTGTAAATTTTTAAAATTTAAATGTGCCAGTCGTAGAACCTGCGATGCATGGGTAACAGGTGGTCCACTCACAGACCAACAAGATGTAGATGAAATGGCCGGCACAATAAATGCTGGTATTAGTCAAGCATTGGCCAACAAAGGATACAAATATCTAGGCGGAGGAATTGACAAGCAAGCATACCTAGAGCCAGGTACCGGACAGGTGTTGATCATATTTGGCTATCGCAAAGGCCAAAAAGATTTTAGCCCTGATCAACGTATGTTTATAAACTGGATAAACTATTGCAATAAAAATAAAAATAATCCACACTTGCCTAGATTTTCAGGATTTGAAAGTTTCAAATTCCAAGGCAAAAACTATATTCAAGCAAGAATGGAACCACTGCAAGAGTTACCTGATGAAATAGGATATCTAGTTGGACACGCTGATGAAGTTATAAAGAAACGCAAAACAGATTACAAAAAAGAACTTAAAACAATGTCACAGTATGCTATGCATACGTTTAATGACGAAGGCGGCGGTACATGGTATGAGTTAAAAGACACCGTAAAGCATTTGGGTGGTAAAAAAGCAGCAGTGAATTTACTAAACACAGTGTATGATGTCAAACGTTTTGGACGTAAGCAAGGATACACAATTGATTTACACAAAGGAAATTACATGCGACGAGCCGACGGTACCATCGTTGTAAATGATCCTTATGTGTTATGGCTAGGAGGGCTGCTAGATTGAGAGCCACTGAATTCATAGCAGAAGGTGCCACTGATATATTGTATCATTATACTGGCATCAATTCGGCTCTTAAAATACTCACCAATGGCGAATTTGAGTTGAGCAGTGTCACAGGCAATCCGTCTGAAGAACAATATGCTCCCCCAGGTTATCCTTACTTTTTATCTACCACTCGCAGTCGTGTGGGCGATTATCATAGATGGGTTGGCAGCAGTGCTGTGATGTTTGTGTTGGATGGACAATGGCTGCAGCAGCGTTATCCAGTCAAGCCGGTTGATTATTGGAATCGTTCTTGGTTACACAGTGGTGGCAGCAGAAGCAGAGAAAGCGAAGACCGAGTGTTCAGTCGTGATCCCACTATTGCCACTGGCGGTGTCAAGATGATTCATGTTCTACTGAAAGAACAGCACGAAAATAGATCTCCAGAAGTTAGAAAATTATTGATACTGGCCAAACGATTGGACATACCTGCTTATTTGTACGACGACGAGCAGGCCTGGAGATTACAAGACACACGCAAAGCCATCACTGTGGGGCAAGCTGCCTCACTGTTAAAAGGACAGGATCCTTCACCAAGAAGTTATGGAAGAAAATATCTATCAAAATGGCTGGAGTTGATACACAAGAAAGCCAGTGATGAGTTAAGCAAAGAAGCCAATCGCATGGCGTATAATATGAAATACTATTCGCTTGATGGATTGTACAATCTGGACATTGATATGAGCAACGCCAGAAAACCCGGCTCCAGTGATCATGACCAAGCTGTTAAGATTATCAGTTATATGCGAGCCAACAGAATCACAACATTGCAGCAACTACTGAATCATCTCCGAGACAAGTGGACAGCAATTGGCGAAAAAGAGCAAGCAGCGAAAAAGGCACAGCAATGAGAGCCCAAGAATTTATTGTAGAAGCGTTTGATCAACCTTACGCGACAGATTTAGAAAAATCCGAACATGATGATTATGACTCATTGGTGCAATTGCCAGATGGTTCCCACTTGAGCATTATGTTTAATCACCAAGGCGATGACGAATATCAAGTTGAATTTTGGCGAGGGCCTAGTCAGGAAGTAACCGGCGAAGGTGATGCACAAAGAATATTTGCTACAGTTCTGAGTACTATACAAAAGTTTATTAAAGAACATAACCCGTGGCGGTTGACATTCTCAGCAACCAAAGACGTTGAGCCCGGGCAGAACAGTGAAAGCAGAGCCAAATTATATAATAGATTAGTTGATCGCTATGCTGCTGCTTGGGGGTATGATGCCCTTATTAATGATCTTGGTGACCAAGTTGAATACGAGTTGACTAGATTAAAGCCGGGTGTGACGGAAGACGCAATGCGAGGTGTGATCTATATTAAACCCAATTTAGAAAATGAATGGCCTGAAGCAAATCGTTATCCAGAATTTCATAAGTTAGGCAAGGATCAGTGGATTAAAATTGCTCGGCAAGGTAGTATGGCCAAGTGGTCAAGTTTAAAAGATGTTGGCAATTTTGATAGTGATTTATCTAATTTAGAACCAGGAAAAAGAAAAAGAGCGGCGGTACAGGTAAATCGTGGCAAAGTTGAACTACCTATCGTGGGTCGTTGGCCTAACGGTGAGTTGGATCTAATTGCTGGCAACACTCGTACTGCTACACTATTAGATCAAGGACATGATCCTAAAGTTTGGGTTGTAGATGTTCCTGATGTTGATATCAAAGAAAACTTTGCTGATGGCAAGACGCCAGTCCAACCAGTGATTGCTGCCATACAAAAAGTCATGCCCATAGCACAAGAAATATGGTTCCATGGCAGTCGTGCTACAGGTCGGCATCGTAGAAATAGCGACACTGACATCTTGGTGGTTGTGCCTGATGACCTCGTGGGAGATCAGTATCTTGGTGTGGTAAGAATATTACAAAACCTTTCTGCACATTTTGACAATTATGACATACAACCAACTAAGGCAGGAACCAATATACATCAAATTGCACAAGAAGAAGGTAAATTACTGTGGTCAACAACAAATGAAAACTTTGCCGATGGCAAGGTCAAGGGCAAAAGTCGTCCGGGTCGTGTAAAACGTTCAGGTGCAAGTTGTGCAGGATCGGTAAGTAGTTTAAGAGCCAAGGCCAAACGCAGTGGAGGCGAACGTGGCAAGATGTATCACTGGTGTGCTAACATGAAGTCAGGAAAGAAAAAATGAGAATACGCGATATAGTTGAAGCAGCTGACTTGGATCTTGATGCCATGAAAACCAACATAGCTGCTGGCACCGATGCAGTTGATACCACTAACCCAGTCAAGTCCCTTCCTGGGTCGTCTAAGTCCACAGCAAGTCTTGGCATGACCCCGGCACAGTCAGCAGTTATTTCTGCCAGCGATGTAGACAAGGCCATAAATCTTGGTAAATCAGTGCAGTCTAATTTAGAGAAACAAATTGCCGACACCACAACACAATTAAAAGTTGCGCAAACAATGCCAGCAGGTGCCACAGTCAAAGGCATGTCTGGGCCAGTGGGAGGTCCTGCTACCAATTGGGTTGGCAAGACTGCGCAAGGTGCCCCCGCAGGTGGAGGCATAGTAAAGAAACCACCAACAACCAGTCAGAAATTTCCTTTAAAATGAGAGCCACTGAATTCATCGTTGAAACCCCGGTACGTGACTTGACTAGAGCACTGCGAGCCAACTCAAATCACGACTACAATACCATTGACGGTGAAATGACTGCCATCTCTCTACACTACGACATCACTCCCAAGCAGTTACATGATCGCTTTGTCAAACGCTATGGCAAGACTCCCGACGAATGGATCAAATCACAAAGTGTTGATGAAGCCGGCACAGGATTGTTCTGGAGAACCTATCCCTGTACCAAAGATTGTTCAGGTCATCAAGCCGGTGATCAATGGGCACAGATTCGCGGAATAAAAAATCCTGCACAATGCCCCTTGGGCAAGTCCAACAGTTGGTGGGAAGGCTGCAAAAGCGAAGCCGAAGGTCGCCCTTATTAATTGTCTGCTACCTTGGGTAGCGTAAATATCCCCATGCAGCGTAACGTCTATCTCTATGCCCCTAACTTCGTCTCAGGTCTTGGTTCTGTGACCACAGTGTGGTTGCCTTACACAGTGGGATGCCTGTGGAGTTATGCAGTGACCAATCCCACAGTGGCCAGTAACTATCGCCTGGCAGGCCTGGGTGTGTTGCGTGATCCCATTGAGCAAGTTGTTGGCAGTCTTGACAATCCTGCAGTGTGTGGATTCAGTACCTATGTCTGGAACGAACAGTACAATCTTCAATTGGCACAGGCCATCAAACAACGTTGGCCTGACTGTGTAATTGTGTTTGGCGGACCCAACGTGCCCAATCAAGAACAAGACTATCGTGACTGGCGAGCTGCTGCACCTTGGATTGATGTCACCATACGCTACGAAGGTGAGCAGGCATTTCAACAGATGTTGCTGGACAACCTGTCAGGTGATCTCAAGAAAGATTATGTGGCCACTAGACTTGAAGAGTTGGATATCCCCAGCCCCTATCTCACCGGTGTGTTTGACAGCATTGTACAGGATCAGAGTCATCAATATGCCATGACATTTGAAACAAATCGTGGTTGTCCGTTTGCCTGTACGTTCTGTGACTGGGGGAGCCTGACTTACAGTAAAATTAAAAAGTTTTCCCTGGAGCGTGTGTTTGCAGAAATTGACTGGGCCGGAAAGAATCAAATTGAGTTTGTTATCATAGCCGATGCCAACTTCGGAGTGTTTCCAGATCGCGATCAAGCCATTGTTGATCATCTCATTGCCACCAAACAACAGTGGGGATACCCACAACAGTTAAACACCAATTGGTATAAAAATTCCAATCAGGTAGTGTTAGACATCGCTGAAAAACTCACCCAGCATGGATTAAATCGTGGACTCACACTCAGTGTGCAGAGCATGAACGATGCCACACTCACAGCAATCAAACGCAAGAACATGCGTATCAATGATCTCAGTACACTGTTCCGTGACTGCAATCGCCGACAAATACCTTTCTATACTGAACTAATCCTGGGCTTGCCCTTGGAAACTCTAGACTCCTGGCAGCAAGGACATTATCAACTGTTGGAGATGGGACAACATGGATGCGTGTTTGTATTTCCTGTGGAGTTATTGCGCAACAGTGAGCTAGGCATCAATCATCAACAGTATCAAATACAGAGTGCAACCATTGATGACTACTGGCGTTGTGAGGTCACAGGTATCAATGAGAAGCAGCACATTGTAATGAGTCACAGCACCATGACTGCCAAAGATCATGTCGCTGCCACAATGTTCAGTTGGATGATTGTGACTTTTCATCATCACGGATGGACAGAAATCTATGCTAGATTTTTACACAGTCAGGGCTGGAGTTATCAACAGATATACTCAAGTCTGGAGCAATGGCTGCGCAACGACGAATTCTTTCTAGCTCAAATCAACACTATCCAACAGGGCGTTGAAGCATTTTATCTACATCAGCAAAGCACAGATTATTATGGAATTTGGGACACAGTTCGGGCATTGTTTGCTGATCGTGACCAAAGTTGCCAACGCCTGACTCAGTGGTTCCTCTCTGTGTACACCGGAGAGTTGGCCTGGCAGGTAATTGAATTGCAACAAGCGTTTATCACAGACCCCAATTTTAGGAGCAAACTTGTGCTGACACAGCCCAATAATTTATTGAGCGTGATACTGGAGTTTGATGCAGAATTACACAACAGCGAGCACAGTTATGAATTTTGCCCCACGTCTCAATGGCAGGATACCGAGGAATTCATGGCCTATGTTGTGCTGAGAAGAAAAGAAGGCTTTGGTAAAAATCGTATTGTAGCACTGGGGCAGCAGTTAGAAAAACTATGCTAAATATGATATGCGCTGCGAATTTGTTCAAGTTGTGTGTGATGTGGACTGTAAATGGGAAGGGTTATCCCCAGCCTACAGGGCCTATATCAACGATGAATTATTTGCCGAGCGTACTTGGATATGGACAGAACATTACCTAGAAGAAATGTTTCAAATTTCAGCACTGCCGGGCAAGTATCATATCAGATTTGAACTAGTACAGCCTTGTTTGGCTGAATTAACAGTGACAAATATGCGTGTGGTACAAGGGCCAGGGCGCATGAAAAGCGGTGGATTATTGAAGATTGGAAGCACAGAACATGAGAGCCAGTGAATTTATCAATGAAAATGTCAGCGTAGGGGCAACAGGCGCAGGATCAATTGCCTCAACCATGGGCGGACTTAGTCACATGCCTGCTGTGAGCCGCTTAGGTGGAAACTTACTAACTGGTAAATATACAAACGTGGCTACGCCAAATACACCAAAGAAGAGGAAAAATCGTGCTAAGTGATGCTTTGAAAACTTTACTCGCTACTGAGTATGCTTTTGCGACCAAGTCGCAGTACTTTCACTGGAATGTGGAAGGCCCGGACTTTGCACAATTGCATGAGTTCTTTGGTGAGCTGTATGAAGAAGTCAACGGCAATGCCATTGATCGCTGTGCTGAATTTATTCGTACCTTAGATGAATACGCTCCAGGTAGTTTTGAGAGATTTGCCGAACTCAGTGTTATTCAAGGACAGACCAAAGTACCCCGTGCTCGGTTAATGCTTGAAGAATTACTCAGCAACAACACCCAAGTTATTGACTTATTGAATCAATGTTTTTCCGAAGCCGAACAAGAAAATCAGCAGGGCATTGCAAACTTCATTGCTGAACGTTTGGACGCACACGGCAAACACGGATGGATGTTGCGTAGCTTCTTGAAAGACAACCGCGCATGAGCAACATCCGTGACATCATTGACCGTTTGAATTTAATTGAAGGCAGTGCAACCTCTGCGGCATTGCCTAAGTCTGGACTCAATGCTCAACAAAAGTCAGTGCCTGAATTGCCGGCATTGTTCAAGCCCAAGAACATCAGCCCAGTGTTGGGCAGCAAGAAAGATCCTAAGCACCCCACAGCAGGATACTTTGTGGGTGGTGAAAGCCAGGACATGAGTCATCCACAAAACGAAGATCTATTGAGCAAAGTTAAAAAAGGTCTCAACGACTATCTCAAGAGTGTGGAAGATCAATTGGTAGGCCAGGATCGCCAGCTCATCAACAAAGCCAAGGCCAACATACAAAAAGATCCCTTGGAAAAATTATTACCAGTCAAAACAATTCGCACCGACGATGGCAATGAAATTAAAATTCATGGCAACGAAGATGATGGGTTCCGCATCACAGTCAAAGGCAAGCCACTTAAATCAAAGTTTGATTCATTGGATGAAGCTGCCATGGCCTGTGAAATGTATCTAGCACGCCGCAGTGCAATGGCACCAGCAATGCCGGATCAAGATTACATAGAAGAACGATAGGACACGCCAATGAATTTCCGACAACTGTTTGAAAATAAAACACCAGTCACAGACTATGGCACCTGGCGTGACGAGATTAATGCTCAGGGCGGTGAGATACATCCTCAGCAGGATAGAAATCGTTTGGTGGCACAACGCTGGGACGGTGACGTCATTGGTGAATTTAATCTTAGAACCAATCAAGGTTATATTAACAGACAGCAAGGTGTGGCAGAAGGCAAAGGTGATTTTGCACAAGCCATTGAAAATCTACACGGTTGGCATGAAGTAGAATCAAACAATCCTGACATAAGAATTTGGGAGTTTGATGATCGTGAAGGCGGTCACTACGCTCAAGGAACAGTGTATTACATTGAGAAAACTGGTCGCATACAAATAGAGTTTGAAGACCGAGATGGTTATCACGGCGGTGATGTAACTGATGCTTTCAATTCCATTGGTGGTGCCATGAATGTGTTGAAGAATATCACAGTACAGGTTAGACCAAACACCGGCAAAGCACGAGATTTTGATAAACTTGGTGGAAGAACTGTTGCAGGTCCAGATGATCTATATAAAACTGATCGTGCAGGCCGGAAAGGTACCTTGAATAAGAGTCGCATGGATACTATGAAAGCATCTAGTCCATATCGTAAGACAGGCCCCGAAGGCCAATTACCCGAGTCTGGCGTAGAAGAAGCCACAGGTGATCCAAAGTTTGACAAGATGCTTAAAGGTATTACAGGTAAAAGACAAGTAGCCAAACAACAAAAAACAGATACTAAGCAACAGGCACGTGATGCTTTTGGTGGTATGTTTGGTGGTGGCAATCCTGCTGATAAACTCAGCATCAGAAACAAAGGTGTGGCGGAAGGCTCAGATGATGGCTACGGTTATAAGTCATTGTCAACCGAACAAATCATGAAGTTGATCAAATCAGGCAACTGGGAGGCCGTGCAAGACGTTGTACCGGGCAAGCACATTCAATTACGAAACAACAGAAATGGAAAGAGCACCACCATCCATGTCAAGCAAGATGTAGATGAAGGCCTAAAAAGTAAAATAGCAGGTGCAGCTCTTGCTGCTGCCAATCTCTTAGGAAGTCCTGCTCAGGCAGCGGAAGAACCAGTTAAGCCTATAACAATTGCCTATGTACAAATTGACGGTGAAGTCAGGAAATACAATCTAGGAGATAAATTTTCTAGTGCCAAAGAAGCCGAACAATTTATTTCTGGTGTCTTAGACAAGCAAGGTATATCAGGATATACCTTAGATATTAAACACGGATATCCCAAACAGAAGCAAAGTGTAGATGAAAATCTACGTGATTGGTTCAAAGAAAAGTGGGTGAGATTTGGCCCTGATGGCAAGATTCGCGGCGACTGTGCCAGAGGCAGTGAATCCGAAGGCAAGCCTAAATGCTTACCACAGGCCAAAGCACATGCACTGGGCAAAAAAGGTCGTGCATCAGCTGCAGCCCGCAAGCGCAAAGAAGATCCCAACGCCAATCGCACAGGTGCTGCAATAAATGTTGCAACCAAAAAGAAAACCAACGAAGTGCAACTTGACGAAAAATGCTGGGATACACACAAACAAGTAGGGATGAAGAAAAAAAGCGGTCGCATGGTCCCCAACTGTGTGCCAAGAGAAAGTGTAGAACAATCAGAAATGTGCCCTGAGTGCGGCGGCGCAATGTATTCTGAAGCTATGATCAATGAAAAGAAAGATGCCTGTTATTACAAAGTCAAAGCATCAGCCAAGGTATGGCCCAGTGCTTATGCATCAGGCCGCTTGGTACAGTGTCGCAAACGCGGTTCCGCCAACTATGGCAAAAAATCAGAAAGTAAAATACCCGAAGATGCCAATATGTCACAGGCCGCTGTGAGAAAATTACAGAACATGCTCAACACTAAAGGTGCAAATTTAGATGTTGACGGCGTAATGGGACCGTTGACTACAAAGTCGGTAGAAAAATATCTGCCAGCAGTGGCCAAACGGTTGGCGCCAGATCCAAGTCGTACCACCGGAGTACAAGGACAAAAGCCCAAGCACAAAGACATGGCCGAAGGCTTGCCACCAATGGGTTTTGTTAGGTCTGAGATAAAACGCGATCCTTTGAAAAATCCAACAAGAACTTATATAGAAATATCAAAAATGTTAGGTATTACACCTAGACAATTGCAAGGTTTTACTTTACGCAATGCAGGGTTTCCGTCTCCTATTAAAGGGATAGGAAGACAAGCAGGGCGTGGCACTAATAATTATTATGAATTAAACCAAGTAAAGCAATGGATTAAAGATAATAATATTAAAGATCAAATTGCAGCACTGGTTAGTAAAAATGTTGCAAAAGATCAAGGCGTAGACGAAGGCGAATACAAAGACACAGTTGACAAGAGCAAGATTCCGGCAGTGCAACGCAAAGCCCAAGGTGGTGATTGGAAAGTGTCCACCCGAGATCTTGAGCACGAACGCAGCAAGAGCCCCACTGGCGCAGCTGGGCTGGCCAAAGCCAAAGAACGTTTAGGCATGAATGAAAATCAACAGTTGCCACCCGAAGTCATTGAACTGCTTAAAAAGGTAGCGCAGAGCGATGCTGCTCCTGAACATAAAAAGGCCATCATCAACTCTATCATGGCCAAGTACCAGCCCGTCAAGGATATTGCTGAAACACCAACACGAACCGCACGTGAAAAGTTCAACCAGGGCCTGAAACGTGCAGGCTTTGATCCTGATGCAGCAGCCAAAAGACTTACTGATTTGATTGCCAAGCAAAAAGCCGAGCGTGAACAATTTGAAAAAGAGAATCCCGCAGTGTATGGTGATACTTCCAAGGCACCCAAATGATCACTTACACATTAGAAGCCGTGATTGGGGTTGATCCACAAGGCAATCCAGTGTCCCAAACGTTTGACATTCAGGCCAGTAACTGGAACGAAGCACGTCATAAGTTAGAACAGTTGGTGCAAGATGCTCAACTAAATAGAGAATAATAGGAGTTGTTAAATGATATTAGTTCACAGTCCACTAGTACAACGAGGAATTTTACCACTTGCTGCCATACATAAAAATTGGATGACAGAGTTTGGTCATTCAACTGATGCAGATGTATTTGCTGCAGAATACGACTTGGTCCTTAACAATGCATCTGACATCACTGTTGAACAATTGAATACTTTGAGAACTCTAGCATCACAATCAGGTAAAATTGTACTGACTGCATCATTAGATACGATCCCTGCTGATATTAAGTCACTTAGTTTATCTAGTGGAAAGTTAGTTGGAATCGTTGGCGACGAATCTCGTCGTGCCACAGAAACTTATTTAAATTTACACAAATTTAAATTTCAGTTTAGTTTTGCTGCCACTCAAACGTCAGAAATGACTTTTTATCAAGCCATGTATCAACAGTTGGGTATTCTAATTTTTAACGAAGTTGCCACGTCAGAACAGTACAGTGTCACTGTCACTGCCATGGACACCTTGGATAAATTAAGTGGGCTGATGACTGTGATCCAAACAGACTATGAATTCTCAGCTCCGGCACAGGACTGGTCTACTTGGTATACAACTCAAGTTACTCCTTCAGAATTACTGACAAATAATGCTCAGATGGCGGCAGATTTTGTCACTTGTTGGAACACAATTAAAACAGCTGGGTCCAATGCGCAATTTCAATCTTATCAGTCTGTCTTGAGTCAAGAAAATGCCGCTAAATTTGAATCCGTAATTGATTACCTTCGTACTGCAACTGCTTAACAAACATAACCTTAGGACCGCTGGGGTTACGTAGGGCGGCTGCTGCCTGACGCTACAGATCGCTACCCTGTAGTACAAAGTGAGCATTAAAATAATAATAACAATGCTTTATGTCAGCGAAGATGATTGTGGATTGCCCATGTACATGGTCACCAATAACGAAGGACTGTGTTTAATTCGCACCACCAATGGTGGCATGGCACTCTATATCAACGCCTTTACCAAGAATATCAATCCCAATCTTCGCATCAATGTGGGCGGAGATCCCAGTACTAGGAATGTTTTGAGTCCAAGAATTTTCCATCACGTTCGACGATACCACTGTTGACTCTAGTGTTGTTTTACTGTATAACTGTTAGATGAAATCCGAGACACTTGTTTACTACAAATACAAACCTACAGTAAAACCAAATCTTGCAGGTAAATTCTGCGCAATACCATTTTCAATGATTGAAATTGATGAAGATGGAGATGTGATGTTATGTGGGTGTCAGTACCATATGCCCTACGTGATTGGCAATATATATCACGATTCTATCAGTGACATATGGCAAAACCCATCAGCAAAAACAGTGCGTGATAGTGTGGTTGCAGGAGAGTTTACTTACTGCAATTGGACTTGTCCAAATCTTCAAAATGCCCCGCAGCGACCGGACGTAATCCCAGATCCAGGAGTATTTCCAGTTTGGGTTAAAATTGATCTTGATCGTAGCTGTAATTTACGATGTCCATCATGTCGTGAAACTGTAATTCAAGAAAAAGACAATGCACGTATTGCCAAACAACAAGAAATTTTTTCTGAAATCGTCACTCGAGCGGCCGGTGACCCTGATGTCAGCTACACTGTATTCCCAATCGGCAGCGGTGAAGTATTTGCTAGTCGAAGCGGATTGCATTTTTTAAAATCTTTGACCAATTATCCACACAATAATATACAACTGGCAATATGTACCAATGGTACATTGTTATGGCACCACCGCGAACTAGTTGATCAACTTCAACATCACATGTCATTTACTGTCAGTATTGATGCTGCCACAGCTGAAACCTATGCTCTAGTACGCGGAGGTAACTGGGAAGAATTACAATTGGGCATAGACAGGTATCAAAAAAACATTCAGCACTTTACTTTTGTAGTACAGGAAAAAAATTGGCATGAGATTGAGTTGATTGCTGAATACGCCGATCAACTGGGCAAACGAGTTGATTATCAAAAGTTTTTAGATTGGGGGCATTGGACCAATGACTGGTGGCACGAAAATAATCCCTTGGATCGACATAAAGCTCACTATCAAACTGTGCTTGGCGCATTGAATCAGGTGCGGCAACGCTATCCAAAATGTACGTTTTCTACTGAGATAATAAATTTAATGAACAAGGTCAAATAGTGTTGACTATGCCCAAATTATTTGCTATATTGTATATCTAAGGAGGTGTATATGAACGATCGTATTTTTACATCAGAACAAAAAGCCAAGCTCACGCAGCTCATCAACGAAGGCATGCAGGTTATGCACGAAGTTGAAACACTCAACGGTGGACTTGCCGACACAGTCAAAGCCATTGCCGAAGAGTTGGAGATCAAACCAGCTGTGTTAAAGAAAGCAATTAAAATTGCACACAAAGCTGAGTTTGGTAAGGCACAACAAGACCATGAACTATTAGAAACTATTCTTACAACGGTTGGTAAAACACTTTGAGTTACATTGATGCACTGTTTGATCGTGAACACGATCGCATACATGTAGTGGAACGACGTGAGGGTATTCGTCAATATCAAGAGTATCCGGCCAACTATATTTTCTACTATGATGACCCTCGTGGAAAGTTCCAGAGTATCTATGGCACACCAGTGTCTAGATTCTCCACACGTAGCAACAAGGAGTTTCGCAAAGAACTACGTATACAAAACGGTAAACGATTCTATGAGTCTGATATCAATCCGGTGTTTCGTTGCCTAGAAGAAAACTACAAAGGGCATGACGCACCTCGATTACATGCAGCATTCTTTGACATCGAAGTAGACTTTGATCCTGAAAAAGGCTATTCAAAGCCCGACGATCCATTCAACCCTATCACAGCAATATCAGTGTATCTGAGCTGGTTAGATCAACTTGTGACATTGGCTATCCCTCCGCGTCATATGAGCATTGAAACTGCTGAAGAACTTGTGGCAGACTTTGACAACACTTTCTTGTTTGACAACGAAGCAGAAATGTTGAAGATGTTTTTAGATCTCATTGACGACGCAGACGTGTTGAGTGGTTGGAACAGCGAGGGCTATGATATTCCTTATACCGTAAATCGTGTGATTAGAGTGCTCAGCAAGGATGACACACGCAAATTTTGTCTATGGGGACAATTGCCCAAACAGCGCACATTTGAACGTTTTGGCGCCGAAGCACAAACATATGACCTCATAGGCCGCGTACACATGGACTATATGCAATTGTATCGCAAGTACACATATGAAGAACGTCACAGTTATAGCTTGGATGCCATTGGTGAGTACGAAGAGGTTGGTGGCAAGACAGCATTTGAAGGTACACTAGATCAACTCTACAATCAAAACTTTAAACTGTTTATTGACTACAACAGACAAGACGTTGCGTTGCTGGCCAAACTAGACAAGAAACTCAAGTTCTTGGATCTTGCTAACACACTGGCACATGAAAATACTGTGTTGCTGCAGACCACCATGGGTGCTGTGGCAGTGACTGAACAAGCAATTATTAACGAAGCCCATGAACGTGGATTGGTAGTGCCTAACCGTAGAGAAAGACTCACAGATGAAGACACACAAGCCGCAGGTGCCTATGTTGCTTATCCCAAAAAAGGTCTCCACGACTGGATTGGATCAATTGACATCAACTCGCTTTATCCCTCGGCGATCCGTGCTCTTAACATGGCCGCCGAAACAATTGTTGGTCAACTCCGACCAACAATGACTGACAGGTATATTGCAGACAAAATGCAAAGTGGCTCAAGTTTTGCTGCTGCGTGGGAAGGTTTGTTTGGCAGTTTAGAATACACGGCTGTGATGGAACAACAACGTGGCACTGAAATTACCATTGACTGGGAAGACGGTGAAGAAACTGTGTACTCAGCAGCTGAAATTTGGCGGATGATCTTTGACAGTAACCAACCTTGGATACTGTCGGCCAATGGTACTATTTTTACTTACGAACGCGAAGGTGTGGTTCCAGGCTTGCTCAAACGTTGGTATGCTGAACGTAAAGACATGCAGAAGAAAGCAAGAGAATATGAAGGAACAGATGACGTACAATTTGAATACTGGGACAAACGACAGTTGGTCAAGAAGATTAATCTCAATAGTTTGTATGGTGCTATTCTTAATCCTGGCTGTAGGTTTTTTGATAAACGAATTGGTCAATCAACCACACTTACTGGAAGAGCCGTGGCCAAGCATATGGACGCTTACGTCAACGAGTGTCTCACAGGAAAATATGATCACACAGGTGAAACTATCATCTACGGTGACACAGACTCATGTTACTTTTCAGCTTGGCCAGTACTGAAGCGAGAAGTAGAAGAAGGTCGTATGATCTGGAACAAAGATGTCTGTGTGCAGCTATATGATGGCATTGCTGATCAAGTCAATGATAGTTTTCCGGGGTTCATGGAACAGGCATTTCACATACCCCGAGACATGGGTGCAGTGATACGTGGCGGTCGAGAACTTGTGGCATCCAAAGGTTTGTTTATCACAAAGAAACGTTATGCTGTGCTATATTATGACAAAGAAAACAAACGCACAGATGTCAACGGCAAACCTGGCAAAGTCAAGGCCATGGGCTTGGATCTCAAGCGTAGTGATACACCCAAAGTGATTCAAGACTTTTTGTCGGATGTTTTAAACGATGTGTTGACTGGTGCTGAGAAAGACGCTGTGATTGAAAAAATCAAAGAGTTCAAATATGTGTTCAAAGAACGTCCAGGTTGGGAGAAAGGTACTCCCAAACGTGTAAACAATCTCACCAAGTTTGTCAAGGCCGAAGAGCGCGAAGGTAAAACCAACATGCCCGGACATGTACGTGCTGCAATGAATTGGAATACCATGCGACGTATGCACTCGGACAACTACAGCATAGCCATTGTTGATGGCATGAAAACTATTGTGTGCAAACTTAGAAGCAATGCCCTGGGATGGACATCAATTGGCTATCCCACTGATGAGTTGCATTTGCCTGCATGGTTCAAAGAGTTACCGTTTGATGACAGTGAAATGGAATCAACAGTAATTGATGCCAAGATTGATAACTTGTTGGGTGTACTTGATTGGGAATTAGCAGCCGCAACAAACACAGAAAATACATTCCAAAGCCTATTTGAATTTTCATGAAACTCAGTGACGTCGTTCGTTATAAAAACACCATAGATCAATTGCAAAGTGATCAGAGTTATCGTCGCGAAGTTGACTTTCGTCTTGATGATCTTATGCGAGCAGTTCGCACTGAAGTCAATATCCGCAATAAGTTTGAACTTGATGTTCAACACACCGTTGATACTGTTTATTCTTCGCTGCAAAAGCTAGAAGAAGAAATGCTTAATGTCGCCCGAGGCGTTGATGCGTTGATAGAAGAAATACAACCTCAGTATTTTGAACAAAGTTATAGATGGTATACCAATGAGATGGTGCACGAAACTGCACAGTATATTTTAGATCGAAAATTAATTATCAAACCAGAAGAGTACGAAGTTTTATCAGCTAGGATAAAAACCTGGGCCGATTGGAAATATCCTGTGTTATGTATTAGACCAGGCACGGAAGAATTTGTCAATCATTTGGTAGCCGGCAGTCCTCTATACATTGTTGATCAATTCCACGAACTGCTAACGCCAACGCTGGAAAGATTCAATGAAAAGTACCGCCGCCACATAAGACCTTATGTATTCAAAGAAAAAGAAACTGAACCTATATTTCCCTTCTTACCAGATAATCAATTTGGATTAGTATTTGCCTATAACTTTTTTAATTTTAGGCCACTGGAGTCTATCAAGCATCACCTTGCTGAAATTTTTAAAAAACTTAGACCTGGTGGTGTGATTATTTTTACCATAAACAATTGCGACAATGCACACCCAGTGGCTCTAGCTGAAAAAAATTACAATTGTTATACCCCTGGTGGAATGATCATAAATCTTGCAAAACTTCTGGGCTACGAACATCGGTACACATTTGATGCCCTGGATCATTTTTGTTGGATTGAACTTGCCAAACCCGGAGAACTTACTACCTTGCGTGGTGGTCAAAGTCTTGCAAAAATTGTACCAAAACAGTTGTAAAATCTAAATACCCCTGTTACAATAACACATCACATTGGAGAACCTATGAGAGATAATCTGTTGGATTTAGTAGAACACACTTTTGATCTTGGTTGTATTGACCTGATCAAAATCACAGGCACTGACAAAGAAACTTTGGTTTCAGGCCTTGACGACAAAGAACGTAAAGTAGTAATTGAAGCACGATTTGCCAATCCTGCTGCAGAATTTATTGGAACGTTTGGCATGCCTAATCTCAATAAACTAAAAATTCTTTTGAACTTACAAGAATATCGTGAGAATGCCAAGCTGTCTATCACAAAGAAAAGCACAGGCGAGCCCGATGGTATTGCATTTGAAAACGCCACTGGTGACTTTAAAAACAGTTATCGCTTTATGAGCAGCGAGATTGTTTCGGACAAACTAAAGGCAGTGACGTTCAAAGAGCCCAAGTGGCACATTGAGTTTGAGCCAACTGTTGCCGGTATTCAGCGATTGAAGATGCAGGCACAGGCCAATGCCGAGGAAACATTGTTCCAGGCCAAAACTGAAGGCACAGACTTGAAGTTCTTCTTTGGTGATCATTCAACTCACGCTGGTAACTTTGTGTTTCAACCAAACGTCACTGGACAGCTCAAACGTGCCTGGGCTTGGCCAGTGGCTACTTTTATTTCAATTATGAATCTCAGTGGTGACAAGAAAATCAAGATCAGTGATGATGGCGCAGCGGAGATTACTGTGGATTCAGGATTGGCTGTGTATCGTTACATTCTTCCAGCACACACAAAATGATCAAGGGCATCTATCAGTCCGGCAAGTATGTCACTGTGGCGGGCGGAACAGCGACTAGTCTCAATGTCTATTATACCAACGCTGCGCCGCAGAGCAGTGGTGCACATGGAGTTGCCGGACAGGTTCGCTACAGTACCATAGGTCAATGCCTGGAAATTTTTAATGGCAACAGCTGGCAAACGTGGTACCCCAGTACCGCTACCGTGGGTCTCACAACCGACGCCGAAGAGATTATTGACTGGGCCAAGAATAAAATGCAACAAGAACAACGGCTCCTGGCACTGATGGAGCAGCATCCAGGTCTTAAAGACTTGCATGAAAAACTAGAAATTATGAAAGCACTGGTCACCAAGGAGACACAAGATGCCAATTAGAATTTTAATCATGGGACTACCTGGGTCAGGTAAGACTTTTATGGCTCGGGCTTTACAACAACTGCTCAGTAGTTTTCAGCACGAAGGACATGGCATCTCTGTAGAATGGTTTAATGCCGATGACGTGAGAAAAAAATTCAATGACTGGGATTTCAGTGAAGCTGGGCGTATCCGCCAAAGTCACAGGATGCGCGAATTAGCCGATGCCAGTGATGCTGACTACGTAATTGTGGACTTTGTGGCGCCTTTACCAGAGCAACGGCACAATTTCAAAGCCGATTGGACCATTTGGATAGACACTATTCGTGAAGGTCGTTACGCTGATACCAATGCTATGTTTGCTGAACCAGATGTGTATGATTTTCGCATCACTGAACAGAATGCTGAAAAGTGGGCAGAATTTATTGCCGAGCACATTTTAGATAATCGGCGTCGTCCTACTTTTGACTGGCAGCGAGAAACTGTGCAAATGTTGGGTCGCTGGCAACCTTGGCACGATGGTCATAGAGCTTTGTTCGAAAGAGCTATTGCCAAGACAGGTCAAGTGTGTATAATGATTAGAGATTGCCAGGGATGGCAAGGATCAAATCCTTTTGAAATTGACAAAGTTAAAAGTTTTATACAGAGAGACTTAGATCCTATATACCAAGGCCAGTATGAAATTCAAGTTGTACCAAACATTGTAAACATCACTTATGGTAGAGATGTTGGATATAAAATTGAACAAGAAACGTTTGATGATCAAATATCTTCTATCAGTGCAACAAACATAAGAAAACAATTAGGTATTCAATGACTGAACAGCATGACTTAACAGCAGCACAGCATGATTATGCTGTGTTTCTTCCTGCAGTATCAAGTTTCTACAGTACGTATGTTGGACGTCAACGGTTTGAACCCTATGTTGATGCTACACGCATGCCTGCTAAATTACCAGACATGGAAATGCTGAACATTTTCAATGACCAAGCAGGATTGTTTCCGTATTGTTGGGCATTGTATTCAGCAGGACATGCCAATTTAGATTTAACCAAACACGATCCTCGAGAAGATATGATGCGTAATCGGGGCAAACACACAACCTTGCTATGCGACTCTGGCGGATTCCAGATTGCCAAAGGGGTATGGGAAGGCGACTGGAAAGACCCCAAGTGTCCTCGAGCACAAAAGAAACGTGACGCTGCTTTGAAGTGGTTAGATGGTATGGCCGACTATGGCATGACACTGGATATTCCCACATGGACCGCCAACGTTCCTGGTGCCACTGAGAAAACTGGTATTAGGGATTATGATGATGCTGTGCGAGCTACACACTACAACAACGAATACTTTATCAAGCATCGGCGTGGGGTTGACCAAGGTGGCACAAAGTTCTTGAATGTTTTGCAAGGTGCCAATCACGGTGAAGCTGATGGTTGGTATGACTTAATGAAACAGTATTGCGATCCCAAACAATATCCCGGACGTCATTTTAATGGCTGGGGCATGGGTGGTCAGAATATGTGTGACGCACATCTTGTGATGCGCAGAATTGTCACATTGATACATGATGGCCTACTGGAGCAGGGTACGCATGACTGGATGCACTTCCTGGGCACATCAAGACTGGAATGGGCATTGCTGTTGACTGACATCATGCGAGCAGTACGCCGCTATCACAATCCTGACTTTACCATCAGTTTTGACTGTGCGTCACCATTTCTGGCCACTGCCAATGGACAGTTGTATCACAGCATTGGAATAGAAGATCGTGGACGTTTCAACTACTTCATGGAACCCACAGCAGACAACAAGAAGTATGCCACAGACTCACGCAGTTTCCGTGATGCAGTGATGCAGGATGGTATTCACAAACAGTTTGAAGATTCACCTATCAGCGCACGCCTAAAGATATCAGATATCTGTGTGTACAAACCCGGCGACCTAAATAAGATTGGCAAGGAAGGCAAAACATCCTGGGATAGTTTCTCCTATGCATTGTTGATGGGGCATAATGTTTGGATGCATCTTGAATCAGTGCAACGTGCCAATCGTGCATATGACTCAGGTATTGTGCCCAGTATGTTACTACAAGAATCATTTGATCGCATAAAAGTCCGAGACATTGTTGATGAGGTTTTTGCCAAAAAAGACCGCCAACAAAGTTTGGCATTGGTTGATCATCACAAGAAACTCTGGGAACAGATAATTGGTACTCGAGGACACACCGGAAAACGGGCAAACAATGCCCATACTATGTTTAACAGCCTTTTCTCAATAGAAGAAAAGGATTCAGAAGGAGATTTGGATGAATCAAGACTTGACCAACTTGAACAACAGCATTAATATAGAAGAACTCAGCATTGAAGAACTTGAACGAGAACATCACAGATTGGAAAAACAACTAGGCAAATTGGAAAAACATCCCATTGCCGATCATGATCGAATACGCGATATCAAAAAACTCAAACTACAACTCAAAGATCACATCGAAGAACTAAAACGTCAGCCATGACTGCCACTGTTGAAACTGTAAAGAATCAAATCCCCGAAGTGCCACCCCGTCGTTTTTGTGTGGCACCATTCATCAGTACCATGCAAACTACTATTGGTAAAACCAGTCCCTGTGCGTATGGTATAACTGAATGGCAGTTTGGAGAGTTGACTCCCAAACAACGTTGGACCAGTACTGAACTAAATCAGTTTAGATTAGATTTCTTACAAGGAACTCCACCTGAACCTTGTAGCAAATGTTTTGATGAAGAAACAGCAGGCAAACAAAGTCTACGGCAACGTATGCTTGAATGGTATCCGCAGGCCTATGAAGAACTGATATTGAGCGGGCAATGGGAACATGGCCCTCAACATATCAGCAGCAAAGTCAGCAATGTCTGCAACCTTGCCTGTAGAAGCTGCGGTGGCTATGACAGCAACACCTATCATCGTGAAGGTGTGCATTATACTGAAAAATATAAAACCATAAACTTTGTTGGTGAACCCGGCAATAGATTTGTCGCAAGGTTCTCGGCCAAGCACACTGATTATTCAGGCTTCCGTGACATTGACGCCAACATCACTAAATTAGAATTCTACGGTGGGGAACCACTGCTTAACTTATCGCATCTTGACTTGCTGGAACATCTAGTCAACACAGGCCGTAGTAAAAATATCACGCTGTTCTATAGCACCAACTGTACACAGCCCATCAACAATCGTCATCGCAAGGTCTGGGATAAGTTCAAACGAGTTGAATTTAGTTTGAGTATTGATCACATTGGTGATAAGTTTCATTACCTACGCTGGCCTGGCAATTGGGATGAAGTACAAACCAATGTTGATAGCCTGTTGGCATTGCGCAACACGTTAGATGCCGAAGTCACACATGTGGTATCACCATGCTGCACCATGCTCAATGTCTACTACATTGATGAGATTTTGGATTGGGCACAGAGTTATGTGGGTGCTAGTTATATCAACATGGTGGCGAATCCATCCTATTTGTCTGTACATATTGCTCCAGATCATGTAAAATCCGCTATACTGGATCAAATAAAAGCACCTGAGGTTCGAGGATTTTTACAACTCAAACCGCACAACAAGATTGATTGGCGACAATTTATTATATGGACCAAACGTCAAGACCTATATAGACAACAAGACTTTACTAAAACTTTTCCCGAATTTTATCAACTGTTCAAATCTGACTGGGATAGCATAACTGACCTTTCAGAAGAGAACTTCTTATGTGAGAGTTAAATGGAACGAGCCGGGCACAAAAATGTCACTATTTTTACTGGTATAGAAGTTGAACAAACTGCACAATACAAACAGCCAACTGTGTTTGTAGTGGGCGTACAAAACATCAACGAGATTGAAAGACGTGCTGAAAGTTTTGGTGCTCGTCATATCTACCTTGGTGCCAATCACAGCTTTCCACGCGATGCCAGTGCCGAAAACTGGAGTTACTTTGAAGGCATGGCCAAATACTTTCTCAAGAAGGATTATTGGGTCACCTTGGATCTTGACATTGCTGAAGTGGAAGGCCTATTGGAATCCGCACTGCCTGAGTATCGCAGATTCATTCCCATGATTTCAGCCAAGTTACCCTATATCAATCAACTGGGGTACAATGCTGTGTTGAAAATAGATGACACGGACTTTGATCACAGTAATTTTGGCGTGTGGTGTCACAGACTACACGATTTACAATCAGCGTCAACCTTTACTGGATGGGACGCCTACAAAGACGACGAGGTATGGCAATGAAATGGTTTGATCGGTGGTTCGTACGCAAAAGCAAATGGGCATGGCAAAACAAGCATTTTGCTGATGGTGCATATTCATCAGATGCTATATCATCCAACCGGGTACGGGATATAGAAGAAGACCCACACGAGCTCAATGATGGCTTGCGTATCAATCTAAAAAAAGTCATAGGTGGATCACTAGTGACATTTAGGACCTATGATAGAAAATTAGATCGCAATGAAAACAAGACCTATATAATCACATCTGAACAAGATTTCAATGTAGAACTTGCCAAGATCATCACAATGGAAAGCCTAAGGCAATGACCGTAGAAGCTGACGATCGTGTGTATCAACTGACACCGTTGAATGCCAACAGTATCAAGATAACCTACACCATTGTCAAAGTCAAAGGCGTCACTGAAAAGATTGCCCGGATTGATGAATGGTATCGTTGGGGTCGTGGGCGAGTTCCTGTGGCAGATCGAATTAATGTTGACGATAGTTATATCAAATGCAACGTTGAATTAGGGTGTGAACTTGATGATTGTGTTTCGGTAAGTTACAATTACGGTGGTGATGGATGGACTGACAAAGATCGTCACCGAATTCAAAAGGACTATGTACGTGGTGGTATAGAAAAGATACAAGAGAACGACTCAGATTGGCATGTAAAAGAGTCGGCTCTTTATATTAATGCACCGTTTCAGGTTGATCTTATACCAAAACCTATGTATAATGATGTTATTCGTAGTCATGTCAGAGCACCAAAAAAGTTATTAAAACAGGAGAAGTTATGAATCAAGAACTACGTGATCAAGCCGACCGTATCATGGCAGCAGCCAAACGCCAAATTTGGGTCACGTTCCGTCGGGAAGGCATTCATCGTTATCCAGATGCAGCCTTAAATCCCGCACTGGCCACCGGAGACCAATATGATGTTTCGTTCCTTGCTAATTCTCATAGGCATATTTTCCATTTTCGTGTCGGTATTGATGTTTATCATAACGACCGCGACATTGAGTTCATCCAGTTCAAACGTTGGTTGGATGCGTTGTATTCCACTGACGCAGTTCTGTCGTTAGATTATAAATCATGCGAGATGATTGCCGATGACCTATATATTCAAATAGCCAGTCGTTATCCTGAACGTTCAGTGACTATTGAAGTCAGTGAGGATGGCGAGAACGGCTGTGTCATAGAATACCCCACCCATAAACCTTATCAATCAATCAAAATCTAAGGAGCTACCATGCCCCGAACAAAAAAGTCTGTTGAACTCATAGCCGAGCAAGAACGACTCATTGCAATGTTGAAATTTACGCCATGCACCTATAAGATTAGTCTTTGGGGCTACGGCGGTGAGTCTGTGATGGGCACAGTGAAGCGTGAAATCTACGATTACTTTAGAAGTCGTAGATTAGATGTCAGTGACTTTGCCTGGAACAGTGACTACGCCGAAGTACATGCTATCCCCGAAGACATGTGGCCATTCTCTCCTGGTTCATGGTATGAATGCGACGACATGGCACATACCAATGGTGTTGTGCTGGATAGCGGCACTGTACACATTGAAGATGAAAACGGTGACGAAGTACTCCGACGCGGGCTTGAAGATTTCCAAGATGAAGATTGTCCGGAGTTTGATTACGCAGATGCAGTGTTTATTGATAACCAGCCCCCGGGTACTGTGGTGTTCATTGGCAACAGCAACGAAAAGGGTACGTTCTTTGAAGGTAGTATTGATCTCACTGCTCCGTTTGATATCAACAAACTAACTTTCCATGTTGAAGATGTAGACGGCAGCGATGTTGTTGTTGGCGTAAGTTACGGTGATGAGTCTATTGATAACTGGGGCGGAGACACCACTGGCAAGAGTTCAGAATTTGGATTCTATGTTGCAGGATCGTTGAAAGACGGTAAGTGGGAACGTTATCGTGACAGTGACGACTGCACTTATGAAATGACAGACTGGTTCTCAAAGAAAGTCACGCCAGCACGTGAAGGCATTTATGAAATTGACACAGGCAAAAAGAACGAATGGCCAAATACCGTTGCAACAACAGCACGGTGGACTGGCACACGATGGGTTCCAGTTTGGGGCGACGATACTCCCGACATAGAAGAGGTAAAAATCAAACAGTGGCGTGGCATTGCCTACGACCCTGATGCTGTATAAAATTGCAAACTAGGAGATACAAATGGCAAAGATAGTAATTAAATCAAACCCAAAAACTACACAAATACTAGATGACCTTGAACAGTTTTTAGAATTCTGTCGTAACTATGGGTACAAGTTCAACGAAGCTGATCTTTACAACTGGAAGAGTTATGCCTACCAGCAGTTCAACAAACTGCAGCAAGGTAAATCAGTGAAGAACATGTGGATGCAAGACAGCCGTCGATAAGGAAACGTCATGAGAAAATTATTTTACATGGGGCTTGAGAGTTACGAGTCCCGCTATACTCTACAACTAACAGAGTGGAATCGGCGTGTGTTTGATGCACGTGGACTTGATGTTGTGTATGTGCCAGGTACAACCATTGACACCACTCAAGCTATATCAGTAGGGCAAGTGTTAGATGCACATGGTCGCAGCTTCTTTGGCATGAGTCAGATCATGAATCTTGTCCAAATGCATAAAAATGGCGAGATCACCAACGAAGACGTCATCTACTTTGAAGACATGTTCCAACCCGGCATTGAAAGTCTCCCTTATATCTTTGATCAAGTTGATCCTAGCCAGCGTCCTCGTGTTTTTGTTCGTTGCCTGGCTCAGACTATTGACCCTGACGATTTTGTACATGTGTGGGGCCTGGAGCGGTGGATGGCAGCATATGAAAAGATGGTCAATGAATTTGTCACAGGTGTTCTTGCCACCAACGAGGAAATGGTAGCTCACATGCGTATTGCAGGCTGGACTGCTCCAATCTACAACATATCTGGTCTGGCATTTGGCAAAGCAGAAGTGCTGGAACGTATTGGTGGCGCCGGCAATATAAAGCCGTTTGATCAGCGTCCGATGCGTGTGGGATTTGCAGCAAGATTTGATCAAGAGAAACAACCAGAGTTTTACATGGATCTTATTGAGATGTGGCATCGTCAAGGTGGCTACCCTGTGGAGTTCTGTGTGTACTCAGGTGGACCATTGCGCTCAAACAATCCCTTGCATCTACAACGAGCACGACAGATGCAAGAAGCCGGGCAGTTGACAATCCATGAGGGGCTAAATAAAAACGAGTACTACAATCTTCTCAACGACACTAGAGTATTGTTTAACTGTGCATTGCAAGATTGGGTATCTAACACAGTAAGTGAAGCCGACACACTTGGCGCCAATGTATTGTATCCTGCGTATCGTAGTTTTCCCGAAACTTTTGCCAATGACCCAGACCGCTTGTATGTTCCTTGGTCGATAGATGATGCATTCAATAAGTTGGGTAATCTACTAAAGACTCCGCATCACAACATGGGGCTAATAAGCGACTGGAACAACGGTACTGTTGATCGTGTTGTTGATATTATTTCGCACCCTACTAAAAATCGTCTATGGTACAGAGGAAGCAATCGCTATCGCGAGAACGTTGCCGAAGCCAAGTATGCAGTAAACAAAATAGAATAATATGAAAATATTTGTAACTGGAGCATCCGGATTCATTGGGTCACATCTTGTTCCTCTGCTTGATCAGGATCATGATGTGTACTCAATGAAATCTGACCTTTTGAATTTTCAAGATGTAGAACAAGAAGTACTGGCTTATCAACCAGATATCATTGTTCACTTGGCTGCCAGAACCGAAGTAGAAAAAAGTTTCACCGAACAGATTACGTTTAGTCAAATCAACTATGTGGGATCAGTCAATCTAATTGAAGCAGCATCAAAGCTAACGAATCTAAAGAACTTTGTGTTTGCATCAACTATGGAAGTATATGGTTGGCAACCCATAAGTGATGTAGTTCGTGAGATAGGTCGTCCCACGGTATTACCGGCGTTTAACGAAGATACGCCACCTAATCCCAATGCACCCTATGCAGTGGCCAAATATGCTGTGGAAAAATATTTAGAGTACGCACATCGTTCTCTTATGTTGCCTTTTACAGCCATACGCCAAACCAACTCATATGGTCGTCAAGACAATGACTTTTTTGTAACCGAGCAAATTATAACGCAAATGTTACAAAATCCCAACGAGATACATTTAGGGTATGGTGAACCTTATCGTAATTTTATTTTTGTTTCGGACTTGCTGGATGCTTGGATACAAGTAATCAACAATCCGCAAAAAGTAAACGATGGTAAGATTTTTACTATCGGTCCCAACAATCCCATTAAAATCAGTGACTACGCTGACATGATTGCCAAGAAACTTGGTTGGCAAGGTACAATACACTGGAATACCAAGCCCCCTAGGCCTGGCGAAATCTATTGTCTTAACAGTGACAACCAACTGATAACAGATGTTTTGGGATGGGAACCACAGGTGGATCTTGACACTGGACTTGACAAGACCATTGAGATCTGGCGAAGCAAGTTATGCAAGTAACCGGTCATATTGTACCAGTCTGGAACGAAGACTTTAAAACATTATTGTTCGCACGTCACCCTGATCCATATCGAGGGTTTGATCTTGTTGATGCCAAAGATAAAAATCGATACAATGAGATTGGAGTGTTTGTGGCACCTGGTGACGTGTTCGGATATCTAGGCGGGCATTGGCCCGAACTGTCAACCAAGGTATTTCAAATCAGTAAAATGACCACAGGTATGATATTGCCGCAGCACGTTGATCGATATCAGACTTATCGTCAAAAAAACAACATTGAAGATATCAACAGCATACACAGGATAATAGTGTTCCTTGACGATTGGCAAGCCGGGCATTATCTAGAAGTCAATGGGAAACCTTTTATCAATTGGCGAGCCGGGGATTGGGTGCGTTGGCAAGGACAAACTCCCCATCTCGCGGTAAATTTAGGCAAAGAAGATCGTTATACACTGCAAATTACAGGAATAAAAAATTGACTTCTGATCTAAATAACTTTATAATTTAAATATAGACATCCACGTCTATAACTCGGAGAAAATATGGTTTACGAAAAAATGTATCAAGACAACGACGAGCCGGCGTCAAATGCAATAGCAGGCAATGTTGGATATCTTAGTGAAGCCCTTCGTGCTAGGATGAAACGTGACGGTAAACGTTTCTGGGCAGGTGACAACATCAGTGATTATCTACACGACAGTGACAAAGAACATCTAATCAACGAAGCAACAGAAGCGTTCGAACTAGTTCTGGATCGCTTGCTAATTGATCGCGAAAACGATCCTAATAGCAAAGGCACAGCACGTCGCCTTGCTAAAATGTACTTTAACGAAATAATGGCAGGTAGATATGAACCGGAACCAGATTGCACAGCGTTCCCTAATGATAGCGAGGAAAGATATGAAGGTATGCTTGTGGTTAGAAGTGAACTTCGCAGTATGTGTAGTCATCATCACCAGCCCGTTACTGGTGTTGCTTACATCGGTATTATCGCCGCTAATAAACTCATTGGTCTTAGCAAGTACACTCGTATTGCTCAGTGGTGCGCTCGTCGTGGCACACTACAAGAAGAGTTGTGTAATGATATCGCTAGAGAGATCATGAAGGCAACTGGCAGTAAAAACGTAGGTGTGTACATACAAGCCACACATGGTTGCTGTGAGAATCGCGGCATCATGGCACATAGTTCATTGACACAAACCACTGTACTGACAGGTGCATTCAAAGATGATCCCAGTGTCAAGAAAGAGTTCATGGACAATATCAAACTACAACAAGAGTTTGCGCCAAGATAATGGAATGGTATTGCCCATTGCCGTTTAAACATGCTTTTGTTGACAGCACTGGCATAAGTTCTTGTTGTCAACTCACACGACAGCCAACCAGTTTAGATCAATGGCACAGCAATGCTCGACTTATTGAGCTACAGAAGCAAACTCTATCAGGCGTTGCGCCAGTTGAATGTAACGCCTGTGTAACTCAAGAAAAGTTGCAAGGGCATAGTTTGCGCACAGACAGCTGGAGAGACTACAACTATGAAAAATTTCATGACACTGATATTGATTTTATAGATTATCGCAGCAGTAACATCTGCAATTTTAAATGTCGCAGTTGTGCCCCAGAATTCAGTCATGGTATTGCACGGGAAACCCGCACTGACAGCAGATTGCAAAAATTTAATGTTGTCATTGACAATAAAACAGTTGGTGTAGATGAACACAATCGCCAGTGGATCATTGACAATCTTTCCTCTGTCAAGAGGTTGATGTTTACTGGTGGTGAACCCACTGCGATACCCGAAGTTAGATCAATACTTGAAGAAGTCCATCGGCGTCAACTGGATAGTTTGTCTGTGTTGATAACCACCAATGGTAGTTTTACTGATCAATTCTGGTATGACATAACTCGTGAGTTTAAAAACTTACACTGGACCGTGAGTGTTGATGCTGTGGGTCACGCTGCTGAGATAATTAGACATGGTACTGATTGGTCAACTGTTGAATACAATCTTCAGTGGCTGGCCACTAACGCTCAGAGCATGGACGTCAACACAGTAGTATCTAATTTAAATGTTTTTCAGTTGGCCCCACTGTTACAATTGATTCGCGCAACACAGTTACGGTCTATTGAATCTGCTCAAATGGGCAGCGATGGATGCAGACATCAGTTTTTTGTATGCCAGCGTCCTTATATGTTAGCTGCAGACAACTGGCCAGATCCGAACATTGCCATAGAGTATTTGAATCATTGTTTAACATTGGATCTAGACGCAAGTCAAAGATCAATGCTGGAACTTTTGTTGGATTCAATACACAACAGTGAATTTAACAGTGAGCTGTGGGCTCGCAGTGAAGAATACAACGCAACACTAGATGATATTCGAGGCGAGGATCATAATATGCTGAGATATCCAACCTGGTAAAATAACGTTTTTGTTATATATAAAATGGTAGTTGACATTTTATAGGGAATAAAAACCATGTCCACAGAAGACAGCCCAGAAGAGTTTAAAAAGAAGTTAAACGCATTAAAGCCCAAGAAAAAGAAGTTAGCAGTACCTGAAGGATTCTTAGATCAAGCTAAAAGTTATGAAGGTAAGGTAGAAGCTGTTAAAATAATTTCAGAGCGAGAGAAGGATCGAGTTATTTTAATATTTAAAAAATTGCTTGAACCAGAACCACCCCGGCAGCAAATAGAACCACCAGCTGATGTAAAGCCCAAAGAACCCCCCAAGAAGAAAGGGTTGTTTGGGAAAAAATAAACTCAAGGAGAAAACATGGCAACAACAATCAGTGACAAGCTAACAAAGGTAAATGAAGCATTTACTATCAACATGTACGACAACGGATTTATGATTGAAGTTGGCGGGCGTGATGACAACGACGAATGGAAGAACACTAAAATTATAGTGCCAACCGTTGAAGAACTCGTAGCACTAGTCAAAGAAGCAGCATCAATGCCGCGGGACTGATATGAAAACAGCAGCCGACTACACTCAAGAAATCATAAGCCGAGCACAGCAAATGCGCAGCTACAAAGTTCGTTTGCGAGTTGACGATGGCTGGTTGCCCATGGGCCGTGTGCCGTTTGACATACACATCAAAAACGGTGTTGCTACTCTCACCGTTGTTGCAGAGAGCATAGAATCTGCTCGCGAACAAGCATCTGTTTACATGGAAAGCGATGACTGGTGTGATTGATCTAGAACAAGCTCAACGACACGGTGTGGCTCCTTGGGACGACATTGTATGGGAAGACTTTCATGTGGTAGTTTATCGTGATCGCTACCCAGTCACCCCAGGCCACTTGTTATTTGTGCCACGATACAATAATGTGGGCATAATCAATGAAGCAGTTTATTCGGCCATGACACATGGCAACAAAATAGTTAATCAAGGTGAGTGCGATGGATTCAATATTGGTATCAACTTTGGTGAGGCTGCTGGGCAAACTGTGATGTATCCGCATGTGCATATGATACCACGTCGCAAAGGTGATTGTGCAGATCCAGTTGGCGGAGTGCGTGGTGTAATTACCGGACAGGCCAATTACAAAAAAGATGGTTATAAAAACCCCAATGGTCACAGTATATAAAAACCTATTGACGTCTGAATCAGTTCTGGAGTTAATTGATTACCTTACCCTTGAAGATTCACGCAGCGATATTAGACCGGGAATATCAAGCAAACATCCGCGATGGGATATTGATGACTGGCCACAAAATATTGTGAGCGATTGTCTCAACGAATTAATAGACTATCAGTGGGCGGTTGATGAGCTTGTGATGTTTTCTACTTACAATCATACCCAGAGCCCGCATGTTGACTCACACCGTGAGTGGCCAATATCAATGCTGGGTCCTGCATTTTTATTCCCGTTAGAATTTAGCCCACGTGCATCAACAGTGTTCTTTGATAACTATTGGACTGGAGATACTGGAAAATTTTCAAGGCAAGCTGCCAAAAAGCCAATTAATTCAACCCCAGCGGCATTGGGGCAAGGGCAAAATCTAATATCTGACTATACAGGTATTGTCAACATCAACGATCAACCGTTTGATGAAAACATGTATTACCAATATCTAGACTATTTGCCCATTGAAGATCTACATGGGCTAACTGTTGATACTGTGGTAGATTGGCATGTTGGTGATGTGATTTCTTGGGATCGGACTCAAATACATTGCAGTAGTAATCAGCACCACTACAAAAAATATCTAACTGTGTTTACCTATAAACTAGACCAAGTTGCAGCAAATCATATATAATAGTTCTTCAACAGCGGTCTTTAGAGCATTCATCCCGCTATACAAATTCTGCAAGCCTATATTAACTTATAGGAGAATCATTATGACAATCGTTAGCAAAGACAATGTTTGGGGCAGGCCGCCTAAACAATACAAATATACCAGTACCAAAGAGTACCACGATGCATTTCCTTGTGCATACAGACAATGGCGTGCTGATAGTCACTGTAATCTAATTCATGGTTATAGTTTCAGCATGAAGTTTTACTTTGGTACAGATAACTTAGATGTACGCAATTGGGCCGCTGACTACGGTGGTCTCAAAGAACTTAAAAAGACTCTAGAAGATCAATTTGATCATACTTTACTTGTGGCCGAAGATGATCCAGAATTGGCGACATTCAAACTGCTACAAGAACGTAATATGGCTAAACTAACCATCTTGCCTAGATTGGGCTGTGAAGGACTAGCCGATATGCTGTACAAATATGTCAATGGAGTGTATATTCCAGACATGTGGGGGCCTGGTGAAGCAGAACGTTTGTGGTGTTATCGAGTAGAAGTACGTGAAACACAAAGTAACATGGCGTATCGTGAAGGACATCGCGAATGGCACGAAGATTTATTTGCATGAAATTTTGAGGAACAAATGGAAAAACAACATTCATATGAATATGACATAGCAGTTTTGTTGCCCACACGTGGACGCACGGTGGCATTGACACGCAGTGTAATGAGCCTGGTTAATCGTGTACGCGATATATCAAAAATACAATTTTTGCTGGGGTTTGACGACGACGATGAAGTTGGAATCAAACACTGGGAAGAAAATCTACAACCGTTGTTAGACGATCGTGGTGTACACTACACTATTTTAAGTTTTGAGCCCTTGGGGTATATTCGTCTCAATGAATATGTAAGTGAACTGGCAAGAAACACCGATGCGTCTTGGTTTATGTTCTGGAATGATGATGCTGTGATGCAAAGTCAGAACTGGGACGAAGAAATTATGAAGCATCAAGGACAATTTAAGTGTCTGGCTGTTCATACACATCGCGAACATCCTTATTCAATCTTCCCTATTATTCCTAGAGAGTGGCTTGATGTATTTGGCTATCTCAGTCCACATCAGATCAACGATGCTTGGATCTCACAAGTTAGTTACATGCTTGATATTTTAGAACGTATCCCTGTGTGGGTCGAGCATGATCGATTTGATCTCACTGGCAACAACCATGACGAAACATTCCTTAATCGTCCCATGTTGGAAAATCAACCCGACAATCCTGAAGATTTTCACAGTGATAAATGGCACGCCAAGCGATTGCAAGACACTGAAAAACTTGCACAGTATCTAAGAGAAAAAGGTGCTGACATGACTTTTTGGGAAAATGTCAAAGCACAAAAGCAAGATCCCTGGGTCAAACTTGAAGCCAATGACATCAACCGACAGATGACCACCACTAGGAAAAAGTATGGATAAGTTAGAATGGAAAATACAAGACTACTGGAATCGGCAGCCTTGTAACATTCGCCACAGTCAGAAACCCGTTGGATCTGTTGAATACTTTGAAGAAGTCACTGCACGCCGATATCGTGTGGAGCCACACATACTTGATTTTGCACAGTTTCATCGTTGGCAAGGTAAGAAGGTGCTGGAAATTGGCTGCGGTATTGGCACTGATGCTGAACAATTTGTACGCCACGGTGCTGACTATACAGGCATTGATATCAGTGATGCTAGTTTAAACATCTGTCGTGACCGATTCCAAACTCTAGATTTACATGGCGATTTCCGCAACATCAATTTACTTGATCCAGATGATACAACAGCAATAGAAAATCTTGGCAAGTTTGATCTTGTGTACAGTTATGGTGTAATACATCATTCACCCAATATTGCACAACACATTCAAGAGATTCACAGTTTAGTGGCGCCGGGAGGCGAGTTTCGTTTTATGGTGTATGCTAAAAACTCCTGGAAGTATGCAATGATTCAAAAGGGGCTGGATCAGTTTGAAGCACAGGCTGAATGTCCATACGCCGAAGCATTCTCTAGAGGTGAAATTTATCAGATGCTTAATGGTCAGTTTGAAATAGAACGTATTAGGCAGGATCACTGTTTTATGTATAACATACCAGCATATCGCGAAGGTCGCTATGAATTGGAACCTTGGTTTGCTGCCATGGATGATACCATGCGTGATGCAGTGAAAGAATACCTGGGTTGGCATTTACTAGTCAAAGCAAGGAAACTATGAAACGTGTATACTACACCTGGCGTGATGTAGAAAACTTCACGCAAGAAATTATCAGACAGATTCATCATGATGGCTGGCGACCGGACTATGTTGTGGGTATCACTCGTGGAGGACTTGTTCCGGCCAATCTCATCAGTCAATACTTGGGTGTGCGTATGGAAACACTCAAAGTGAGTCTAAGAGATGGTGGAGACTGTGAAAGCAATTTATGGATGGCCGAAGATGCATTTGGGTATGTGCCCGAAGATAGTCGTGGGGAGTCAGGCACACAGACTGATCCGGCATATCGTAAAAACATTTTGATCGTTGATGACATCAATGACTCGGGTGCTACATTAAATTGGATCCAACAAGATTGGCCCAGTAGTTGCTTGCCTACTCATACTGCATGGGATGCAGTATGGAATAAAAATGTGCGTGTGGCCACTCTCGTTGACAACGAATCCAGTGAAGCTAAACTTGATGTCAACTACACTGGTTGTGCTATTAACAAAGCAGCCGATCCGCAATGGATTGTATTTCCCTGGGAACAATGGTGGACCAAATGACAAATATTTTTGAAGATCAAAAACGATTCATGCTGGCATGTGATCAAACAGTGGGTGAATTCAAACCCAAGCAGTATCGCATGTATGTGAATCTCATCAAAGAAGAATGGCATGAACTCAAAGAAGCTGTTCAGGCAGCGGACCGAGTGGAACAATTGGATGCATTGATTGACTTGTTGGTTGTGACCACTGGGGCATTGCACAGCATGGGAATAGATGCCGAAGCGGCTTGGAATGAGGTTATGCGTACCAACTTTGCCAAAATTGATCCTGAAACTGGCAAAGTCAACAAGCGCAAAGATGGCAAAGTTCTCAAACCCGAAGGTTGGAAACCTCCCAAATTAAAACCTTTCTTAAAAGACATTGACTAATTTTATTTCTTGTGCTATACTCGCACAAAACTCTCAAGGAATATCATGCAACTTAAAATAGCTGAAATATTTTATAGTCTACAAGGTGAAGGACGTTGGGCCGGTGTGCCCAGTGTTTTCATGCGTACATTTGGTTGTAATTTTCAATGTCGTGGATTTGGATTGCCGCGTGGTGAGAAGACCACTGAACCCGACGAAATCGCAGCCAACGTACACCTTTACAAAACCTACAACGACTTGCCGTTGGCTCGAACTGGCTGTGACAGTTATGCATCATGGCATCCGGCGTTCAAACATCTGTCACCATTTATGACCTTAGATGAAATTGCTGATCGTATGCATGGCATGATTCCCAAAAACAAGTGGAGTCCAGACACCATCAGTGATGATGTACATTTGGTTATCACTGGTGGCGAACCATTGCTGGGCTATCAGGTTGAATATCCTGAACTTATTGAAAAATGTCGCCAGCAAGGCCTGCGCAACATTACATTTGAAACCAATGGCACTCAGTTTTTACATGAAGACGTTAGAGAATATTTGTTTGAAGAATTCACCAGACATGGTAGAGATTATGATCGCCTGACTTTCAGTGTCAGTGCCAAACTGCCATGCTCGGGTGAGCGGTGGGAAGATGCTATACGTCCCGAAGTTGTAAAAAGTTATGAGATGGTGGGCATGACCTATCTCAAGTTTGTTGTATCCAATGATGATGATTTGAAAGATGTCAACGAAGCAGTGTATCAATTCCGCAGAGCTGGATTTGGCGGGCCTGTTTACTTGATGCCAACAGGTGGTGTCGCTGACTTATACAACTTCAATGTACCACAAGTGGCCGAACTGGCTATGAAACATGGATACAGATACAGTCCTAGATTGCAGGTAGATATCTGGCGCAATGCCTGGGGAACCTAATGGAATTACATAAACGAACCATAGTAAGAGCAATTACCTGGCGTGTGGTGGCAACATTGATTACTGCAGTATGGACTGGATTAAGTGGTGCAATTATAATCAATATTTTTATGACACTGGCACATTACATACACGAGCGTGTATGGTTGAAAATCAATTGGGGTAAAGAATGGAAACAAAACAACGAACAATAGCACGTATGGTATCATATAGAATCACAGCATGGTTGTTCACAATTTTTTGGACATACATGTTTACTGGTGATGTTGCATCGGCCACTGGATTTGCAACAACGTTGCATATTTTATTGAGCATTGACTATTATATACACGAACGTATATGGTTAAAAATTAAATGGGGACGAAATGACTATTAATCAAATTCTATTTGCTGTTGGGGTTTGGGCTGTGTTAATCGGCGTAATTTATACATTCACTGGTTGGGGTAAAATCAGAGAGTGTTATACAATGTGGTTTACTCGGGAATATTGGACTAATTACAATATCGTTGAAGCTGCCAGTTGGCTGGCCAAAGCAGTGATTATTATTCCAGGATTGATTTTTGGTATTCAGCTTTGGTGGCTATACTTTTTCACATTAATAACCAGTCTTACCTTAATCTGGGCATCAAACAAAAAACTGTTACCAACACTGGTAGGATTTAACACCATGTGGGTATGGTTGAGTATGATGGTAATTGCACAACATGTAATCAACTAACTATGAAATTATTTGATCGTTTTTTCAAGAAGAAACCACAACAAAAAATAGAGACACCTGAGCCGGTGATTCCTAAGCCGGTGGTTTCTAAAAAGAAAACAGCCAAAGAACTTGCCACCGAACGCGATGAACCTTACATTGCTATACTCAGCATGGATATTGATCCCAACAATATCAATCAAGGAGCATTTGAGCTAGATTGGAACGAGAAGTTTATATCTAATTTGGTACGTGCAGGATACATGATGAAAAAAGAGGATTCTGATTCAGACATCGTTGATCGTTGGTTTCAGAATGTATGTCGTAATGTAGTGTTAGAAACATACGAACAAGAACAAGCAATGAATCCACAACGCTATGTTCGCAGCAAAGACATCGGTGACGGCCGCAGTGAGGTTAGTTAAATGAAAATTACAAAAATACCCGGACTTGGTAGTCGAGGAATCTACATTGATGATGTAGATCTCAATCACATCAGTGATGAAGAGTGGCTGGAGATCGGACATCTCTACATGCAGAATCTTGTGACTATCCTACGCAACGTCACAGTGACCAAAGAGCGATATCCTGAGCTGATGGCCAAGTGGGGCCAATCACGTGTGCCCACTGGTATGGGGAAAAAATTCAAACAAAAGTATGGGTATGGTGTCAAAGATATATTTCAACTTGCCAAAACCAATCCAGAATTAATTGACGAACAAGATCAGTTATGGATTAAATCAATTGAAGAAGCCACTGAAAGAACCAGCAATGGTTATGTGATGATGAAAGTAGCTGGTGGATACACTGCCGACGGAGTGCCCAATGGCATGTTCAGCGAGGGAGAACTACTGTGGCACAGCAATGAGTCAGGTACATTGACCTTTACTCCCAGTGTATCTTTGCTGGGCTGGAAAAACATGGTAGGATCATCAACTGGCTTTGTGCAAACTGCCGACTACTATGAAAATATTTCCAACAGTTTTCGCAGTGAACTTGATGACATGATTGTAGTACATCGCTTTATACCCAACAAGATTGGGCCAGGTATATCAAAGTCACAAGATGATTTATTGGGCATAAACATGGTGCCCGAAAACAACAAAGAAGTTCCGCTGGTGCTGACCAGTCCTGGTGGCATACGTGGATTACATTACAGCATCAATACTGCCTGGCAAATCAAAGACATGAGTGTACCTGACAGTCATATACTGTTTGAGAGACTCAATAAAGAACTGTTTACTGAGGCAAACATTTATGATCACTGGTATCAGCAAGACAACGACTTATTGCTATTTGATAACACAATAACTCTGCATCGCAGAATTGGTTACATTGATGGTCGTGTGGCTCTAAGAAATCCACATGACTTCACAAATCTTCAAACTGGCCCTTGGCTACCCTATTCTGACAAACCAAAATATCAAAGACAGTACAACAGAGAGATTAGAAAAATTGTACGTCAACTTGGCATCACTGATTTTAAACTTCCACCAACCGGCTTGTTAGAAATCCTAGGTCTTTGACATGACACCGGTGCATTTGAGTTGGTGCGAGGGAGATACTCACATCACTCATGCCAACATTTATAGTTGGACTGTAGAAATGTTTGGACTTCCAGGTAATAGATTTATGTTTCATCCCACAAGTCGCGCCATGGAGTTTGAATTTACGGACTCCGATGATGCTTTATTATTTGCTTTGAGATTCAGTGAGAGAGTGATCAATGAACCCCATTAAACTTACTCCCCGGCAGTGGCGCATAATTCGCGAGCGCATGATTGAAGAATATCGCGATACCCCCAGTGTGATAATGATGCGCAGCAAGATGCGTGAAGTCTTGGGGTTCACTCCACGAGAACACACAGAGTATACTGATCATCCAGAATTTCTCCTGGAGACACGAGGTGAAAGGCCTTATTCTGTTGAGCGAAATATCATGCTTGACTTTTACAGTGAACCCATGCGTACAATGTTTTTGTTGAAATACTCACACCTAATCAATGACAATGAATCATCTTTACGTTAACGGAGATAGTCACAGTGCAGGCGTGGCAGTGGAATCTGCCACTCAGTCTTTTGGTGCATTGGTAGCACAACATTTTAAATTGCCATTGGTGAATCAGGCCTTGGCCGGTGCTAGTAATAACTATATCATCCGTATCACACAAGATTGGATCCGCACTCGCAATGACAAATATTTTGTGCTGATAGGTTGGAGCAGTTGGGAACGAGAAGAATGGCCGTATCGTGGAGATTTTTTTCAAGCCAATAGCAGTGCCGACACCTTTGGTGATCCAGAATTAGATCAGCGTTATAAAATCTGGGTCAACGGGCTTGACGAAACCAGTCTACCCAGACTGGGTCAGGAGTGGCATGAGCGTATCTGGCAGTTTCATGAAAAACTCAAAACAAGAAATATCCCACATTTGTTTTTTAACTGCTTTTATGATTTCTTAATAGATTCCAAGTATCAACGAGATTGGGGTGCAAATTTTTTTCATCCCTATGAAAATGACTGGAGCTACTGGTACTACCTTCAACATCAGCAGTTCCAGCCTGCGCAACATGAATTGTATCACTATGGTGCAGATGCACACCAAGTCTGGGCAGACTTGCTAATACAACATATCAAAAAACACAAGCTATTATGATAATTTACGTAAATGGTGATAGCCACAGTGCTGCTGCCGAAGCAGTAAACCCGCATTGCTTTGCTGAAGATGATCCATTCTTCTGGGGTATGGGACGACGTCCACACCCTGAAAACGAACGTGTGAGCTATGGCTGTGAGATAGCCAATGCTCTATATGCTATACTTTGGTGCGACGCAGAATCGGCTAGTTCAAATCAACGTATCATGCGTACCACACGCAGTTGGATCAACGAACAAACTCCGCAAGCACTCAAAGATACCTTTATGATCATCCAATGGTCAACTTGGGAACGCGAGGAATGGTTGGACGAGGGTGTGTACTACCAAGTCAATGCGTCGGGCATAGATCATGTGCCCGAACATTTACAATCACGTTATCAACAATTCATTGCCGATGTTAACTGGCAACAATGTACTGAACAAGCTCATCAGACGATTTGGGAATTCCATCAAGAGTTACAGCAGCTCAATATACGTCATGTAATGTTCAATGGTAATTCGGATTTTAGTAAAATCACAACTCAACAGGACTGGGGCAACCATTACCTCTCACCTTATGATCCCACACAGACCTATGATAGTGTGCTAAAAAACAACGGATTTTCCACAGTAAAGCCTGATAGTTGGCATTTTGGTGCTGATGCTCATTGCTTTTGGGCCAATCATGTGCTACAATATGTACGTACTCACAACATAATCTAATCATGCGCTACTTACTCATTGATACTGCCAACATGTTCTTTCGTGCCCGACACGTGGCTTTTCGCGCCACCAGTGCTGAAGAAAAAGTAGGCTATGCCCTGCACATCACACTGGCAGCAATCAACAAAGTTCACAAGAAATTCTCTGCGGATCACGTGATATTTGCCCTTGAGGGAAGGAGCTGGCGCAAGGACTTTTACGAGCCCTACAAAAAGAACCGTGCTGTGGCCCGTGCTGCTCAGACAGAAAAAGAGCAAGAAGAAGATAAATTGTTTTGGGAAACTTTTGATCTGTTCACTAAATACTTGGGTGAGCAGACCAACTGCTCCGTAATACGGCATCCTGAAGCCGAAGCTGATGACGTTATTGCTCGCTGGATCGCTTTACATCCCCAAGATCAACATTTTATTGTAAGTTCCGACACAGACTTTGTACAACTTCTAGCACCCAACGTTCAGCAATTTAACGGTATCACCGACGAGCTCATCACATTAGAAGGAATTTTTGATGCCAAGGGCAAACAGATTATTGACAAGAAGACCAAAGAACCAAAAACGGTTCCAGATCCTACGTGGCTTCTCTTTGAAAAATGTATGCGAGGCGATGCGTCGGATAATGTGTTCTCGGCGTATCCAGGCGTTAGGACCAAAGGCACTAAGAATAAAGTTGGGCTCCAAGAGGCCTATGCGGATCGCAATACAAAAGGCTATGCGTGGAACAATCTAATGCTACAGCGTTGGACAGATCACAACGGCACCGAACATCGTGTGTTGGATGACTACAATCGCAATGTTGCCCTGGTTGATTTAACTGCACAGCCCACAGAGATTAAACAAAAAGTGGATCTAGCCATTGCCCAGCAGATTTCACACCGAGACATTGGGCAGGTAGGTGTACGTTTCATGAAGTTCTGTGGACGTTACGACTTGCAAAAGATTTCTGAGTCAGCCGAGCAATATGCTCAATGGCTCAATGCTACATACAAAGGAGTTCTTGATGATAATAGCCAAACCCATAGTGCCCAACCAATACTGGATACTGCGTCACAATGATGAAAAAATAGGTAACATTCAAGCCACTGACAATGGCTTTCAGGTAAAGATCAACAATCAAATACAGAGTTTCAAATCCATGCGCATGATTCGTCAGCGTGTGGGCATTGACTTTGAACCTGCAGTCAAAACCGCTAGCCCTGCACAAGATGAAATCTATGGATTTAAAACTGGCTGTCGCGCCTACAATGGTATTTTTGAAGTGCGCAAACAGTTGCCACTGTTTACCAAAACACGCAAATCAAAATCATGGTATGCGGCCGGTTGGTATCTCATACAACAAAATCGCAACTGGGAAATAGTACAAAATCCCAAACTCATCACACTGCAACGATACACTTATCGAGGTCCATTCAAAACCAAGGAACAAGCACAATGAGTTTACACATCAATCGGTTTGTAGATCGTATCAAGGCACATGAGTCACGAGCGTCTCGTGACTTCTCAATGCCCATGCAGGATGCCCGAGACCTACATGCAGACATAACCAAACTACTTGCTCAAGTTCAGGAATTACATGAACAGGCAACACAAAAATCAGAAACTGTTCAAGTAGAGATCACCGGCGGCTCGTTCTAAAACTGCTTAGATTACGGACTAAATAATAGTGTTATATTATTGGAGACTCCGTTGTCTAGACCCAAACCTCAAGTATTAGTTGAACTAACCAACAAGACCACTTACAAAACCGAGCAGGTGTTGGCATCTGACGGTATTTGGGCTGTGTTCTTTGATAGTGCCCCAATCAATCTCAAGACTTCGAACATGCTGCAACAATTTCCTGGACCCAAGTACAAAAAAGTAAGTTTCTCAAATCCTGGACATGCCATTAACTTGGCTCGAAAGCTCAACACCCAGTTCAAAACTGATAAATTTTCAGTGGTGTTGCTCACAGCCGGGGAAAGGATTTTCCCTAATGGCACGACGGGCTGAAATCACACAACGAGTTTTAGAAGTAATTCCTGCTGAACATCAGATATCATTTGAAACGGCCATGCTGCATTGGTGGCAAAATTTACGTGCTGAAGGTGGGCTACGTCTCACTGACGCTGGAGTGATTGCATTTCGTGATCATGCTGAGTTAGAATGTTATACTCATGAGTTACCAACCAAACAACCTCTCACCAAGTTGATGCTGTTGAAGTTGGATCGCAGTATCACCATGCCTTACTATATTGGGCCAAAACGCACCATTGTGTTTTTTGGCAGTCGCGAAGCAATGATGGCAGCATTGTATGGAGACTTAGCAAAATATATACAAAATCTCAGCACTTGACCAATTATTGGTGGTCTGCTATAATAGCAGTATAGTTGAGTTAGTTGTTAAAATTGCAACAGGAGAATATGATGCCAGCAGTATTTTTAGTCAGCGACACACACTTTGGACACGCCGGCGTCTGCAGATTCCTACGCAACGACGGGGTGACCAAACTGCGCCCTTGGGACAACCCAGAGGACATGGACGAAGAAATGGTCAAGCGTTGGAACGAGCGTGTTCGACCCAACGACAAGGTGTATCATCTGGGCGATGTTGTGATTAACCGTCGAGCACTGGCTACAATGGCTCGACTGAACGGCGACAAGGTGCTGATACGTGGTAACCACGACATCTTCCGTGATGACGAATATAGAAAGTACTTTCGTGAACTACGTGCGTACCATGTGATGAACGGAATGATACTGAGTCATATTCCTATCCACACTGATAGTTTGGCAAGATTTGGCACCAACATACACGGACACTTGCATGCCAATCGTGTAATGGCCGAAGCATGGGGCGAGTACAAGATTGATCCCCGCTATCATTGCGTATGTGTGGAGCAAACAGACTTTACACCTATACTGTTTGAAGATGTTATCAAACGTATTGAGGCAGAAGGTGGTACTATAGGTTTTAAAAATGGCAACGGCCCTACTGGACCTACATAATCTGAGGTTGACTTAATATGCAACTTCAAGTAAAATATAGGTTCAGTAGTTAATTTATTGAAAGGAAAAGAAATGTATTTGAAACTCAGAGCAGCAGCAATCACCTTGGGCGTGATCAGCAGTGGGTTGTTGGCAGGATTCTTGTTGAGTTATTTGCCTAACTGGGCGGTGTTGACAATTGCAGTAGCAGTGATTTGTTATTTTGTATATGTCACAGCACTGGCTGGATTGAAGTTTGATGAGAGCATTGAGAAAATGAACTCAAAGCACAATGACAAATAATTTTATAAGGTAACATGAAGGAACAAGATCAGAAACAACCGCAGAAATCTGAGCACGAACTCACTGCCAAGCAATTGGCAGAGTTACTCGAGGCCAAGCTCGAACGTGCCAGATTGATGCAACAAAGTTTTAGACAAGTACAACAGTTGGTTGACCAGTAATGTATTATCATTTAAAATGTATTTTTTTGATGCATCAGTACCAAAGTGGTTTAATGGCTCCGCCTGCAAAGCGGTTGATTCGTAGGTTCAAATCCTACCTGATGCTCCAGATTAAAACGATTGAGTGCGAATCGTCCCGCAAGGGTTCAGCAAGGGTTTGATGCAGTAATATGACTTCGGCATCATGTAATAGTCAGTTCCTTGTTAGCATTAGATCAGATGGTAGGCAACTACCCAATGGTTGTAGGTGACGATGGGCTTTATAGGAACCTTCACTTTTTTATGCACCGTTCATCTAGTGGTTAGGATACCGCCCTTTCACGGCGGGTACACGAGTTCGAATCTCGTACGGTGTACCATATTAAAGCACATTACGGCCAAGGTCTAGAGATAACTTCATACTACGCCGTGACAGGATATAGAAGCAGACCTAAACCTGTCGTATAGTGTGTTTTAATATGGTAGAGTCTACCAAAAGAACGTTCCAGCGTCACTGGATACTCTGACCCAGAGGATGAGAAGTGGTGTGACAACCACGGGTGGTACACTTCAAACCGAAAGTGCGCTGGCAATGCGAGAACGGTCCCGGTCGGGGAGCGGGTGGAGGCTGTAGAAGTATTCCCCTTGAAAGAGGACATGTTTACTGATGCAGTATAATTACCGCCGCGGGACGCAGAGCATTTTACTTTTAAAGGAAATATCATGGGCCGTTATATAACTATATCACAAGAAGTTGATGTTGATATTGATATGGAAGACTTTGACACCAGCGAACTAGTTCAAGAACTTGAGCGTCGCGGAGCAGGTGCCACAGACTACGGCGATGGTAAAGACATATTAAGAGCTATCTACGAAAAACGTAGACTAGGCAAAGATTATCAAGCAGACCTAGACCAACTTATCTGGATGGGCCTAGGTAAAACATTATAAGAATAGATGTATGGAGCGTTGGCCGAGTCGGTCGAAGGCACTTTCCTGCTAAGAAAGCATCGGGGCTAAAACTCTGATCGTTGGTTCGAATCCAACACGCTCCGCCAAAACAATTCCGGTGTAGTATAGTGGCAGTGCAACGGTCTCCAAAACCGTGAGTGGCAGTTCGATTCTGTCCACCGGAGCCAATAAAATAGTGAGACATCCATGCAAGACAATAGCAACACAGGTGAACAACTCATTAAAAGTTATTATAACTTCACCGAAGATCAATGGAATCACATACTATCAAAAACCTTTGACAAACGCTATTATGAGTATGCCAGTCGCAAGGCTTGGTTTCTTGAGCAATCTGATGACCAGCGCGATCGAAGATATGATATCAATCCTTTACGTAGTTGGAAAAAATCATATGATGCAATTAGAGATGTATCCTGGCCAAACTGTGACACAGTGGAAGAATTTAAAAATCTTCCTGAAGCAATAAAGCATGAATGCATCAATGTGCATAATTTCAGTGCAGATCAATGGCTCAACAAAGATATTGCATTTGATCAATGGCAAGAAGACACAACCTGGAACATTCAGACATTTGACTTAATTAGACTCAACTATATTATTGTAGAAAACTTAGAATTTATCACTGGTAAAAAAGTTGTTGATTTTGCCGGGCACATAGGATTTTTTGCTGGGTGCTGTTTACACAATGGTGCCAGCACTGTGACATTTACCAATATCAAAGAAGAATGTGTTGCAATTGGTGATGAGATGTTGAGTCTTATAGAACCCAACACACACCGGCATCAATCAATGGTTGCCGACATCCATGATTACGATTACAATCGTCAGATCTGTCAGGAACAAGATACTGTTATGTTATTGGGCATCATGGATATTGTGTATGATCACTACAAGATATTAGAATCAATTGCCAACTGTGCGCCTAAAACTATTATCATCGAACATGTAGAACCAATAAAAATTCTTGATCATCCTGAGCCGCTGGTGTATTGGTGGTCTGAAGTTACTCATACCACCTGGAAAGGGTATCACAAAGATTTAAAACCAATTGTAGTTGGTAGTCCAAACTCAAGTTGGTTTGATCTTGCCATGGATAGACTTGGATATACAAAACTCAAGCAAACACGATTTAAAATTTGGGAGGCAGCGGCCCAAGATTTTAGCAATGAAGAAGATTTATCTCACCATACTGTGTATGTGTATGTGAAGCAATAACCAAGGATATTGTTATGACGACCGATTGGATAAGACGACATGTCAAAGCTAACCTTGTGGCCCGGTACGAACGAGAAATGCACAAGCTTCGTGGTGATCACAGTGATCAGCACACCATCGAAGAAAACATTAAAAAGTTATCCACCGAAGTAGAAATTATAGAGACTGAAGAAGAGCGTCGTGCTAGAATATTAGCCGAGGATGAGGAAGAGGAAAAACATTATCAAGAACAACGTGAAAGAATGAACAAAAATAAGTAGAAATATGTTATAATGTAAAATAAATAGTTACTTGTAAATGTGCCGACAGGGCATTTACAAAATCTTGCTTAATTCAAAGGAGAAAACAATGAGCACAATTATAGGTATTGACCTCGGAACCACCAACTCATGCGTGGCTATTGTAGAAAACGGAACCCCAAAAGTAATTGAAAATTCAGAAGGCGCACGTACTACGCCATCAATCGTCGCTTACACTGACGCCGAAGTGTTGGTTGGCGCACCAGCCAAACGTCAGGCAGTCACAAACCCCAAGAATACAATCCATGCAGCCAAGCGGTTGATTGGACGTAAGTTCAAAGAACAGGCTGTGCAAAAAGACCTTGATCTAATGCCATACAAAATCATGGCGGCCGCCAATGGTGATGCCTGGGTTGAAGCCAATGGAAAAGAACTAGCACCACCGCAAATTTCAGCAGAAGTATTGCGTAAGATGAAAAAGACTGCGGAAGACTATCTTGGTCACGAAGTCACACAGGCCGTCATCACAGTACCCGCTTACTTCAATGACAGCCAGCGTCAAGCCACCAAAGACGCTGGTAAGATTGCTGGCCTGGAAGTGCTGCGTATTATCAATGAACCAACAGCGGCTGCGCTGGCATATGGGGTAGACAAACAAGACAAAGTGGATCGCAAGGTTGCTGTGTATGACTTAGGTGGCGGCACGTTTGACGTCAGTATTATTGAGATTGCCAATGTTGATGGCGACAAGCAAATTGAAGTGTTGTCAACAAACGGTGACACATTTCTAGGCGGAGAAGACTTTGATAATCGTATCATGGACTATCTTGTTTCTGAATTTAAAAAGGATTCTGGTGTTGACCTCAGTAAAGATGTCATGGCACTACAACGTCTAAAAGAAGCAGCAGAGCGCACCAAGATTGAACTATCAAACAGCGCACAAACAGATGTAAACTTGCCGTATGTCACTGCTGATGCATCAGGTCCTAAACATTTAAATGTCAAGATGACTCGTGCCAAGTTGGAAAGTCTTGTTGAAGACTTGATTCAACGCAGCCTAGAGCCATGCCGTCAGGCCATGACAGATGCCAAAGTATCGGCCGCAGACATTGACGAAGTTATTCTTGTGGGCGGCCAGACACGTATGCCCAAGGTGCAAGAAGCAGTGGAAAAGCTGTTTGGTAAAGCACCACGACGTGATGTCAATCCAGACGAAGCAGTGGCTGCAGGTGCTGCCTTGCAAGGTGCTGTGCTAGGCGGTGAACGCAAAGACCTACTGTTGCTTGATGTAACACCATTGAGTCTTGGCATTGAAACACAGGGTGGAGTGTTTACTAAGTTGATCAATAAGAACACCACTATTCCCACAAAGCATAGCCAAGTGTTCTCCACTGCTGACGACAATCAACCTGCTGTGACTATCAAAGTTGCGCAAGGCGAACGTGAACTATTCCAATACAACAAGTCATTGGGTGAATTTAATCTTGAAGGCATTGCACCAGCACGTCGTGGTGTGCCACAGATTGAAGTTACACTAGATATTGATGCCAATGGTATCATGCACGTATCAGCCAAAGACAAAAACACCGGCAAAGAAAACAAGATCACTATCAAATCCAACTCAGGGCTAAGTGATGCTGAAGTTGAACAGATGATCAAGGATGCTGAACTCAATGCTGAAGCCGACAAGAAGCAACGTGAATCTATTGAAACACGCAATCAAGCCGAATCACAGTTACACATGATTCGTGCCGAACTCAAGGAAGTGGAATCGCAGTTAACTGAGGAACAAAAAACCTCTGTCAACACTGCAATCACTGCGGTTGAAACTGCTGTGCAAGGCGATGACTTGGAAGCAATTAAATCTAGTCTGGATGAATTATTCAAGGCCGCTGCTCCGGTCTTTGAGGCCAAAGCCAAAGCATCTGAGCCCGCAGAACCTGTAGATGAAACAGTGGTTGACGCTGACTTCAAAGAAAGCAAATAAAATCAAAGCCCAGCATGTCTGGGCTTTTTCCTAAAAACACCTGGCGTTCGTTCAATGGATAGGACATAGAGCTTCTACCTCTAGAATGTGGGTTCGATTCCTGCACGCCGGACCAAAAAAACCAGCTAAATAGTAAACAGGGTTTTTGCCTGAACTATTTAGACGAGGTAACCATTGAAAAAAATATTACTAATAGTTATTGCATTGTTATGTTTTGTCAGCACTGCTGAAGCAAAAAAACGTCACCATCATCATCCACATCGCGCAGCAGTTAAAAAAGCAAAACATCATCCTGTTCGCACTGCAAATCCCATCAGTGTATGGGCATATGACATTAAGACACAATCACCCATTGTTGGGCATGGCACACAACTTGTTAGGCCCATGGCTAGTTTAACCAAGTTAATGACTGCCATGGTAAGTCTTGACCACAACAACAATCTTCAACAGACAATGTATTATCAAGGTCGGCCAGTGACTAGAGAACGATTATTTCAACGCCTGTTGATTCGCAGCGACAACAACGTAGCAGAATTTCTAAGTCAAGATTATCCAGGTGGCCGTACTGCATTTCTCAATGCCATGAATCACAAGGCATCACGGTTGGCTATGTTGAACACACACTTTGATGACCCATCGGGTCGTATTCAAACCAATGTCAGCACTGCTGAGGATGTTGGTAGAATGTTGGAAGCAGCACACGGATATCAAATCATACGTAGGATTTCCACTTACCAAGATTTAGAAACCACCACAGTGGTACATCGTCGACACAAAACCTACACCAGCGTCAGTCATACCCCCAATACCAACACCATGGTACTGTCGGCTTTTCCTGAAGTAGTTGTAAGCAAAACTGGGTTTACCAATCCAGCTGGTTATTGCGTGGGAGTAGTGGTTGAACAAAACGGTCGCACTTATGCCGTGGTCATTATGGGTGCTCAAAATCGTTATCAAAGATTTGACAAAGTAAAAGAAGTCATGCATAATCATATTGTAACGGCTTCAAACATATAAAGAACGATGCGGGGTTCGTATAATGGTAATACCTTAGCCTTCCAAGCTAAAGCCGAGGGTTCGATTCCCTTACCCCGCTCCATAATTTAAGTAAATAAGTGCATGGGCACTGAACAGTTATACTTCGTTATTGGGTTCTTACTTGGCACAATGTTAACGGGCTGCTTGGTGGTATTTGCCTATGCACTCTGGCATGAATACTTGTTTAAACCCACCCCAGAGAAAGAAGAATAAAAGAATTGTTGTAATTCCTTTGGAGTAAAGGCATTCTGGACGTGGGTTCGACTCCCACCTGGTCCACCAGAAACATATTTGCAGACCGTGCGACTCTTTGTGAAAAGGACCGTACTGCAGGACGAAGTGTGTTTCTGATGGGCCAGACCTGGCTTCGACAGGGTGAGATAGCAAAGAAGGCAACACGCCAGGCGATGGACGTAATCCAAGCAAACTAGTAACTGCAAACGCAGCTAACGACGAGGTTTTCGCTCTCGCAGCGTAATCTCCGGGGCAACTATGCCTTGTAACCCAAAATAGTAAGCCCGCTTCGGCGGGCTTTTTCACATCTGCAGATTTGCATTCTTAAATACAGCAAGGAGAGTATATGGGCGCACGAAGTCATCATTTAATTGTGGAATATCTTGATCAGTTGCAAGGATCAATTGTAGAGATTGGAGCTGGTCGTAATGAAGGCAGTACTGATTTTTTTGCTGGTATCGCAGCCTGCAGATCTGATTTACAATATCACAGTGTTGACTTTGACCCTGAGGCCCACAAAGTCATGGACAACTATGCTCTCAAAATATCCAACATGCATTCGCATCTGATGCTGGGTGAAGATTTTCTAACAAATGTCCTTATTCCTTCAGGTGAGCGAGTATGTTGGGCATATCTTGACAATTTTGATTGGATCTATTACACACCAGACGATATGCCGCCCTGGGTACAAAAACAAATCATGCGCTACGCCAGTTTTGATCTAATCATGAACAATGAAAACAGTCAAGCCGCACACCTTGAACAAACCAAACTCATTGCATCAATTGCTGCAGACCGATGTGTAATACATTTTGACGATACACGATTAGTTCCGGCCCATGAAAACACACCAAGACATTTTGATGGCAAGGGCGGTACTGCAGTGCCCTGGTTAGTGTCACAGGGGTGGCGTGTACTGTATGGTGATAATTCAAACATAGCCTGTGCTAACTTTGAATAAGTCTTTGTAACACTGTTGTAATACGTACACTCTTAAATATTTGTCTAAGCCCAATAGCCCATGACAATAAAAACATATCGCAGTGTATTCATTTCTGATGTTCACCTTGGCACTAAAGATTGCAAGGCCAATCAGCTCAACAATTTTCTCAAACACACCACCTGCGATACGTTGTATCTCGTTGGTGACATCATTGATGCCTGGAAAATAAAACAAAACAAGTGGCGCTGGAAACAAAGTCATACCAACGTGGTGCGCCGTGTACTGGGCTATAGCAAACGCGGCACACGAGTTGTTTACGTTGCCGGCAATCATGATGAATTTCTAAGGCCATTCATGCAATATGGTATAGGGTTTGGCAACTTTGAAATTGTTAACCAGTGCGAACATATAGGTGTTGACGGACGGCATTATCTAGTCACACACGGTGACTTGTTTGATGGCATCACTAGACTGGCACCATGGCTGTCGCTGTTAGGAGACAAAGCATATGATTTTATACTCACACTTAATTCCCGCTTTAATTGGATTCGCCACAGGCTCGGCTTTGGTTATTGGAGTCTCAGCCTATATCTTAAAGGTCGAGTCAAGAAAGCGATTGATTTCGTCTTTCAGTTTGAAAAAAATCTAGCCACGTATTGTAAGAAACGTGGGTACGATGGAGTAATCTGTGGGCACATACACAAAGCAGAAATCAAAGAAATAGATGGTGTTGTGTACATGAACGACGGTGACTGGGTTGAAAGTTGCACAGCATTAGTCGAGCATCACAACGGTCGCTGGGAAATAATAACTTGGACACAGGAGACTGACAATGTGGTTGATGATATTGATAGCAGTACACGTGAACGATCCCCAG